GGTTTGTTGGTCTGTAGTTGAATTACGCACTCTAGTGTTTCATTCTGCAACGCATGTTCTATAGCATCAAAATGGAGTAGCTATAGACTCATTGAAGGTTCGCTTTGACGAGAGCCTTCTCGGTGTTCCATGTTATTGCTAACATGCATACTCCAGAATCTAACGGCACAGCACAATCTGTACAATCTCAAGGAGGCCCGACAACTCAGGCTACTAATTGTTCTTTATTATCTGTTATTTTTAAATTTAAATTTGACGTGGTGTCTGTTGTTGTGCTTGAATATATTTTTACTAATTCTGCATTGTTTTTGAAAAAGCTAGAATGCTCTAAGATGATCCAATCACCGTGTGTTGGGCTACTATATAAAAGACAAGTATCTGCCTTCCATGTTAGCTTCCCTTGTACAGCGACATATTGACCTTTACGATTAAACTTCATAAACAAAATATTTAAATCGTCAGTGTCTTCTACATCTAGTAACTGTGCTAGCCACGAATCAAGTTGTTTGCATTCACCTGTGAGTAACAGATGCCACGGGAAGTCCGCATAGAACTTACACTCTGCATTCATTTTGCTGAAACTCTGTCCTGGAACAATATCGCCCTTAAAAGAACGAATCTGTCCCTCATGTAAGAATTGAGTTCTGGCTTGATTCTTGCCACCCACATATGCACCAGACCCAGGAGCACGGATGAAACTTTCTCCGTATAACTCTGAGAGAAATTTTGCAACTTCTCTTTCGTATCCTGAACCTTTGTTTTTCTGTGGACTTGACATGTATTTACTTATCTATAATTTCTTGTTCTAAATTATTCTATATCAACTGCGGTGTTGTATGTAGTAAAACCATTTTCTTTTACAACTTTCAATACACTAGGTACTCGTCCTGCTAATTCTTCTCTATGACTAACAAGCCAAATAGATTTTTGTCGCTTACGTGACATGTCCTTAAGAATAGCAATAGCGTTTTCAACACCCATTGTGTCTAGCCCACTGTCAATCAATTCATCAATGAACAATGTATTGATTGGTGAATATAAGTTCTCCCATACATCACGGAAAGCAAAACTCAATCCTAGTATCAATCGGTTACGCTCACCACGACTTAGATTATCAAAGTCAAGTTCACGACCCAACTCTGTAATCTCTACGGTTAAGTCATTCTGAAAGATAACTTGATGAGGTAAACCAATCTTGTCTAAGTAATGCGTCAACCTACTATTCAAGTATGACAGATTTTGGTCAATGATTTTCTTACGAACAAAACTATCCTTACTAGTTAGAATATCTAATAAGAACTTCTGATGTTCCATAGTCTTTGTTAGTTTGTTGATTGCTTCAAAGTCAATTGATTGCAATGCATTAGATTCCATCTCAATAACTTGTTCAGCATATGGGTCAGTATCAACTGCCTTTGTCTCAATTTGTTGCAACAGCCCGGCTACTTTACTGCGATGCTCAATCGCTTGCGACTCAGTATCATAATGTGTGATTGGCATAGGACCTACCTCAACTACTGTAAGTTCTGACAGTTGTTCAGCATATGGATCAACTTCTTTTTCTTTTTCAAGTATCTTTGTGCGAATGTTTTCTGCATCACTGCCATGACGAATTGCTTCTGCTTCTGTCTTGTAATGTGTCTTGGGCTTGTCACCCAACTCAATAACTTTATCAGTTTGTTCTTTTAATTGTCTTTCTAACGTGTTAGCATGAACGGTTGATTCAATCAACATCTGTTCTTTATCAGCTAAGACAGTAGAATGTTGTTCATCGTGGAAATCTTGTCCACAAGCATAGCAAGTATGGTCGTGTAACGTAGCAACCTCTGTGGTTAGTTTAGCTACTAACTTTCTTTCTTTGTCTAAGTCTTTTGTTAACCTAGCAACTTCTTTATCTCGGTCAGTAAGTTCTTTTGATTTTGTATTGTATACAGTTAATGCTCTATGTGCCAGAATTTCTTCTACAATATCAATATGACTCATCTTGATACCACTTGTTTCTAGGTCAAGAATGTCTTTGTCTTGCTTTTGTTTCCAAGCAACTTGTCTAGCCAACAATGCATTGTATGCATCTTGTTGTTTCTTTTTGACATTGTAAATGGCTAAGTCTTTGTGTGCAAGCAATTCAACTTCAATGTCAATCTTAGCTAACTCATCATATTGTGCTGCTAGGTATGCTAAGTCACTTTCGTGTTTCTTTTGCCAAAGACCTTGCCTACGTTTAAAACTTTCGATTTGTTCTTTGACACGTTTATTAGCTTCTTCAATTGCTTTGACTTTAAATTCTTCACCTTGAATACTATCTTTGGTATCTTTTAATAGTATTTTGATAGTCTCAGCTTTTTCGGATAGTAATGTAATACCCAACAACTGTTCAATGATTTCACGTTGTTCGTTTGCTTTTAGTGCCAAGAACGGCTCACTGTATGTATTCAATGCTACAATATGGCGGAACATGCTACTAGACATACATAGTATTTTCTCAATAGCTATTTGTGTTTCTTTGTTTTCGCCCTGTGCATCATCGTTAATTTTTTGTAAATCACTGTTCACATAGAATCGCAGTAAGTTTGGCTTGCGACCACGTTCAATCTTGTATTCAATACCGTTTACACTAAACTCAAGTGTAACTAACATGCCCTTAGCGTTGGTGCGATTAACTAAATTATCTTTTCTGATACTGTTAATGGGTACACCAAACAATGCATAACTTAGACCTTGAATAAGACTAGTTTTACCTGTTCCATTACGAGCACCGTCGCCACCCAAGTCTAAGTTCTCACCTAGAATAAGTGTTAAGTCTTGGCGGTTAAAGTCAACTGCTTGTGTGACTTGTCCGATTGATAGAAAGTTCCGTAATGTAATGTTCTTTAGTAAAATCATAGGTTATTGTAAATCTCTAACAAAATTCGTTTGTCAAATGTATTTGATTCGATGCTGTTAATCTGGTCGATGACAATTTGGTCTACACTTTCAAACTTCAAGCCACCATTGGCCTGTTGTTCTACTTGGTCAACCTTCATAGGTATCAATGCCATTTCACGTAGTTTGTGTTCTGGAATAAGTGTCTCCCGAATAAAGTTTGCTTCTTCATAACTGATATCAATGTCAAGATGTACTCTAACATGACTGTCAGGTAATAGCAACCCCTTAGGATTTTCTAGTATGTCACTAAGTTTGTAAACTCTATACATGGGTTGCCCCGGCCAACTACGAAACTGAGGATCTTGTCCCCATTCCAATATCATCATACCACGTGCGTCATCACCTGCGTCTGCGTAGTTATGTGGGAAAGCATTTCCAGTATACCAAACGTTTTTCTTTGCTTGTCGTTTATGAAAGTGACCACTGAATACGGTATCAAACCCTGTCATGTGTTCAGCACTTATCTCACCATGATCTGGCATCTCTACCATAGCATTCATAAAGAAGTTTGGCAGTTCAAAATGACCAAACATATATTTGCCACTTAGTTTTTTAATCTTTTTGTAATCATCTTGTACAAGCCAGGGTGCAATAACAACATCATCTCTAACAAACCAATCATTGACAATAGTGACGTTGGGTAAATGTTTAGCCCATGCAACGCTGTGAATATCTCGCTTGTCTCTGTAATACAAGTCATGATTACCGGGTATAAAGTATACTTGGTCAAATGCTTGGTTGAGTTTTTCTAATGCTTGCAATCCAAACTGTAGTGTATGAATGTTAATGCTTGCACGATGATGGTTATAATCGCCCAAGAAGAAACAAGTCTCACAGTTTTCTTTCTTTGCTTCAGCAATGAACCAATCTACAAAATTGGCACAGTCTTGATTGTGTTGTAAGCTATTACTCTTTAGGCCGAAGTGAATGTCGGTAAAGGTTGCGGCTTTCTTAAAAAGGTTAGTCATCTGTTGATTATATAGAAGTTAGTGCCGCAAAGCAACACCGTCGGTTAAATTATTCTTCGTACATTGTGGAACTAGAACTTTGTCTAGACCACGATGGATTGAGACCATTGATTTCTAAAATGTCATCCCGTATGTTTTGATTACGCTTTTCGGTGTTCAGTACACGACAAAAGCTATTAGTTATAGCGGCTGTGTAGTAAGCGAATGGGTTTGCACTTTTAGCTTCATTAAATCTTAATCCAACATATGTAAGTTGAAGAATGGCTGAGTTACGCATTTCATCATTGTATGTATAACCACGCCAATTGAATTTCATAGCATATTTTTCACACATCATAATGTACATGCGGGCGAGTTTATTTGTGATGTTACCTTGATCTTTACCAAACTCACCGTTTACTAGATCACCTTTCCAATGACTCTTACCTATACATTGAAATGTATTTGTCTTGTCAATGCGGAAGTGTTGGAAGGGAGGGAAGTTAACTTTGACATGAACCATATCATCAATTTCTGCTTTAGTAACTATATCTTCTAGTTCGGCAAATAATTCATCGGTTTCATCTTCAAAATCTAAAATGTCTTTGGCTGATTTCTTCTTATCTGATTTTCTGGGTTGCTTGGGTGCAACCGGAACATGATCCCAAGTCATCACACGATATACTAAATCAGTGATTGGAATGCTTGTTGGGTCAGTAGTACCTTTCCCTAGTTCTTGTTCTAAATCTATTCGTATTGCCCTAGTTTCACGGGCCAGTTGAACATTCTCTGGTTTCAATGCATATTCTAAACTTTTTTCAATAGACTCTAAGGGCATATCAACGATGAAATCGTATCTATGATCCTCAGGGGTTAAGAATGTACAATATGAGTTTTTACTTGAATGAATCTCTTTTAAAATATCCTTGTTATTCAGATAATTTACAGGTTTTTTGACAGCTATAGACATAATTCTCCGTTGTTATGATGTACTAATTGTAACACATTAGTTGCAGAAATGCAACAGTTTGATAGTGGAAAAGGTAAAAATACCACTTTTTAATAGCGATAAATATATTTAGTAAAGGTACATATATGAAAGCAAACGAAGCAGCCGATGCATGGTTGAAAGTACAACATGACGCCGACACCTTGCGGTCTATTCAGTTCGCCAAACAGCAGGCGGCAAAAGGTGCTCTCAACGGGTTAGATACTCCTAGACTTAAAGATCCTCTTTTTGATTTTGTTGCCGGTGTGGGAATATACATACCTAAAATTACTACATTGAAACAAGTGTTAGGATTATAAGATGTCCACACTTTATCAACTCGGTTTTGAAGGAGAGGAGCTTAGACTACAGTTAGAAAAAGTCAACGGAGACCGCAACGATGCCGTAAACTATCTCAGTAAACTTGAGGATGAGAATCCGCAAAGGCCGGAACGTATAGCCTTAATACAGAAAGAACTGGAAAGAACTAATGCCCTAGAAGAAGTACTACTGGCAAAAATTACTGACTGGACTCAAAGATGGAGAGAAGCACAAATCAAAAGAGCCGCATCCGACGAGGCTAAAGAACAAGCTGAACAAGCTAAAAAGACAGCTACTCTTACACCTGAACAAACTGACGCACTACCGGAAAAGCCAGTTTCAAATGTACAACCAACAGGATCAGTCTCGGCTCAGGAAACTCTGCCCATTATTGGGCAGAATGGCGCAGCTACATTCATAAAAGGACAACCCGAAACCGATGCTGCGACAAATAATATTCCAAAAACAGGGGCACTACCTGAAGCAGTTCCCGTTGACGATTCGTTAGGTGCTACCCAGAAAGCTATAAGAGACAGAATTGCCCCTGGCGAATCAACTACTTCGTCAACACCTGATCAAAGTGACGCTGAAACTAGACGATTACTTGCAGCAAAACCCGTAGAACCACCAACTCCTGTACCACCACTTGATTGGCGAGTTAAACTTGAACTAGCTAGCAAATCAGATTGGGCTACAACTTGGTTTGAAAGTGACGATGCAAAAATTCTAAAACCTTTATCAGAAACTAAAGGGGTTGTATTTCCCTACACACCAACTATTCAAATGGGGTATAAGGCTCAATATGATTCTACTGACATTACCCATAGCAATTATAAATTGAGTTTTTATAAAAATAGTTATGTAGATGATATTTCAATTTCTGCGGTGTTTACCGCCCAAGATACAGTAGAAGCTAATTATTTGTTAGCAACAATGCATTTTTTCAAAACAGTTACTAAGATGTTTTACGGGAAAGATACATATCCTATTGCAGGTACTCCCCCACCATTGTTATTTTTAACTGGATATGGTAAATATCAATTTGATCATCTTCCATTAGTGCTTACTAGTTTTACTTTTACTCTTCCCGATGATGTTGATTATATCAGAACAAATACTGATAAGACTTGGTCCGGAACAACAATTGGTATACAAGAATCCAATACTCCGGCGTCGCCAAAACCCAAATCCCCAGTAAGAGATTGGTTAAATAAAACATTAAGATTGAATAATAACAATTTAGCACCCGGCGGCGAAAAAGTAAAACCGGTTTTTACTAGTATGAATCTTAATAACAATGACTCTACTTATGTACCTACTAAAATTTCATTCTCATTGACATTAAAACCTATTGTTACTCGCGGTAATATTAGCAAAAACTATTCAACGCAAGGATATGCACAAAAAGGAGGGTATTGGTAATGAGTTTTCCTAAAACAAGTCCATATTATCTTTCCTCAGTTTTCAATAATCAATTTTTAGATGTCATGGTAAATAGACCTATCCCAATGATTGAGACAGATGAATATTGGGAAATAACACAAACATATAGTTTAAGACCTGACCTACTAGCGTATGACTTATACAATGAAAGTACGTTATGGTGGGTCTTTGCACAACGCAATCCTAATAGACTTAAAGATCCTCTTTTTGATTTTGTTGCCGGTGTGGGAATATACATACCTAAAATTACTACATTGAAACAAGTGTTGGGGTTATAAGATGGCAGGCACTAAAGCTGAAATTGACGCTCTCAAAAGAGAACGAGCAGCCAATAACAAAATAGCCGACGCGGCTTGGCAAGAGTATCTTCAAAAAGTTAATAAAGAATTTGCGGTTGAGCTTACTAAAAATTCTGCTGATAACAATGCAATAAACGCATCAAAATCTACTCTTAGCGAAGCTGAATATATTCAAAAAAAGATAGAGATTCAAAAAACTAATATAGATATATCTGAAAGAGCTATTACTGACATTACTAATATATACAACAAAATAGCTGTAACTTCGGGGTCACCTAGAGGTGATTATGTATCAGACTATCAGACTAAAATGAGGCAACAGCTAACAGGTCTGCAAGTATTAATTGCTGATGCCAAATACGATATAACAGCTTTTGAAACAAAACTAAATGCCTTAACCGGAAAACAATCTGCGACCGAAGAAGAAGCCGCAAAGGCAAAAGCTGCGGAAGAAGCTACAAAAACCCCAATAGATGGAAACACAACAAGCTCTACAAAAGCATCATCTGAGGTAGCCGATGATGAACAAGGAGAAAAAAAAGAAAAAACAGAAAAAGATGCTGTCTATGGGCTACAGACACGTGAAATTAACGCTCAACCAGCCGAACCTATGAAAGTAAATGTTACTGGTTTTCCCATTAGTGATATAGCATCTGATAAAACTCCCGGAGCAAGAGATTTTAATCCACTATCACTATACAGTAGCTATACCTATAATCTAACATTGAGTTTAGTAACTCCTACTATCTATAATAGATTTATTAATGGAGAAATTAATGCAGTTGACGAAGCACCTATCATTGTTAGAAGTGGCGGAACAAGTCAAAAAAGAGCAGATGGGTTTGAGTTAGATTTTTATATTGACGATTTAGAACTTGAAACTTTAACTAATTCTAAAGAAACTCTAATTTCAACTAATACAATGAAGTTTAAATTTAAAGTTTATGAACCATATGGTTTTAGTTTTCCACATAAATTATCAGAACTACGTAACAATTCAGCAAGCCGCACCCCGGATTCTATTCGAGGTAACTATTTTTTAACAATACGTTTTTATGGATACACTGACCCCGCTCTGGACGGGGACAGAACACCACATCCAATTGCTCAAAAATCACCACACGAAAGAACTTTTTGCATATACATTACTACTGTTGGTTATAAATTAGAACAGGGTTTAGTAGTATATGATATTACCGCAGTTCCTGCAGGAGAACTAGTTGCATTGGGTAACTATGGTGTTATCACTTCAAATAAAAGTTTTCAAGGAAAAACAGTAGGTGAACTTCTCTTAGGAGAAAACCCTGATCCATCTGTTAAGAGTGTAGTTGATGTTTTGAATAATGACGAAAAACGCCGCCTTGACAATAAGGAAATTGAAGTTGCAAACGTTTATAAAATAGAAATATGGGACGATGATATATTAAATGCGCCAATGGTAAACAAGAAGGATCTTTCAGCACAGAAAACACCATTAACAACTATTGTTACTCCAAACCAAGTAAATGCAAGAACTGAATATCGAATGAATTATGCTGAAAAAGGTCTTGTTAATTATGATATAAGAATAGTTAGCAATTCCGCCGGTGAGCCAATAATTAATATAATTGATACTATTATTTCTCAGAGTGATTTTGTTAGAAGTAAATTAAGTTCTGTTACAAAGGAAGACCCAATAAACACAGTAACTGCTGAACCTGTTGATAACGGATCAAGTGATTTAATACGTTGGTATAATATTACTCCAAAAATTAAATTTTTAGCAACTGGTTCAGGACCTGAAGGTAAAGATATTAAACGTAATAACTTTGCGTATGAAATTACATACATCATTCAATTATATAAAGTACCTTTTCTTAGAACAATTTATTCAAATGCTTTAGAAAAATATTACGGGCCTTATAAACGGTATCAATATTGGTATACCGGCCAAAACACAGAAGTATTATCATTTGATGTGAGTTATAATTTTACCTACCAATTAGAAAACTCTAATTCTTCTTCTGCAAAACCACAAACATCAAGTAACATAGGTGAAATTCCGATAGCAACTGTTGGCGCCGCTAATGCTAGAAACGCTGGTAAAGAAATTGGGACAAATGAAGAAGTTAATAGTATCCGTTCTTGGTTATACAGTCCGGGTGAATTAGTGAAATATAATTTGTCAATTTTGGGTGATCCTGATTACTTAATGCCGGCCTTTAATGGAACAATAGTGAAACAATTGAATAGATGGTATGGAGACGATTATGCAATTAATCCAGGTGTGGGCCAAGTTTTTATTGAGATTGATTTTAAGCAAGCTGAGGACTATGATGAAAAAACAGGACTGCTTAAAACTGATGATAGAATATTATTCATGGATTATCCTAAAAGTATGAATCCAAAACCAAAAGGTTTTGTGTTTATGGTAAATAAAGTTATTAGTTCTTTTAGTAGGGGTAAATTTGTACAACGACTTACCGGAGGACTACCTAATTTTTCAGCAGCAACTGAAAAAAACCTAAATTCAACTTCAGTTTCAGATCCAGGTAGAAGTACAGGATATGATTCTTTAGGTACTAATAATAGAGTTGAACAATTTGGTGTTAGTGAACAAATCAATTCGCCACCGGTCGATGGTAACATGCCAGGGGTGTTAGGTACTAATAGAGTTGCACAATTCGGTGTTGATAATCAAATCAGTTCGCCACCGATGGTAAATCAAACAGCGCAAGCCAGTGACAATGATGATAATAGCGGTAGTACTGCTAGTAACAACAATAATACAAATTCACAATCAGATGAAGGCGGCAGAGAACCTGTGTATACAGAATCCGTAGCTTTTAATAAAGGAAAAGTGCCAATCAGCGGCAGAAAACCTGTGTATACAGAATCCGTAGCTTTTGGTCAACGAAATGTAATATCAAATAATGTATAAGATATCAGTAAAATATAGGAAAACAATGTATGGCATGGGATAGATTTTTTAACGGACCTAGTAAAAATTACAAAGATGATAGAGGCCGAACCAACTTAATTCCTAGTGCCGTCGTCGGTACAGTTAAACATAATATAGACCCTAAAAAATCAGGACAAATCAAAGTATACCTTCATAGGTTAGATGCAGGAGATCAAAACAATCCTGATAATTGGACTACGGTAGATTATCTAAGCCCCTTCTTTGGTACTACACCTAATACAGGTAGTCCTGATAATGAATTCGGTACTTTTAAAGACAATCCACAAAGTTATGGTTTTTGGTTTACTCCTCCTGATTTGGGAATTCAAGTAGTTTGTTTGTTTGAAAACGGTGTATCAGATTTTGGATGGTATATAGGTAGTATTCCTAGAACTGGACTAATGCATATGGTGCCTGCTATAGGATCATCAGATTCCATTGTGTCAAATGAAGCAGAGGCAAAAAATTACGGTGGTGCTACATTATTGCCTGTAGGTGAGATTAACGATATAAGACCCAGCAATAGATATGGTACTCAACTAACTTCACAACCAAGACCTGTGCATAGTTATATGGCTGCAAGTTTAAATAATCAAGGATTGATACGTGACCCTGATCGAGGAACAATTAGTAGCAGTAGTAGTCGTGAAAGTCCTAGTAAAGTATTTGGTATAAGCACTCCTGGTAGAGCAATCTATCAAGGGGGATATTCTGATTCAACCATACTAGATGCAGTAAAAGATGCTACAATCCCAGAAGATAATTATAAAGTAGTAGGTCGAAGAGCTGGACATACACTTGTAATGGATGATGGAGATCTACAAGGCAAAGATCAATTAATGAGATTTCGAACTGCTGCCGGTCACATGATTATGATGAATGATACTATTGGTACTTTATTCATTGTACATGCAAGTGGTAAAAGTTATATTGAGATGGGCAAAGAAGGCACCATTGATATGTATTCTACTAACAGTGTTAATATACGAACTCAAGGTGATTTGAATCTACATGCTGATAATAATATAAACATCAATGCTAAAAACGATTTGAATATTTCTGCTACTAATATTAAGATAGAAAGTTTTCAAGATACTTCTCAATTCACAGGCGGTACATTGCAACAACATACTAAAGGAGATCATACTTTAAAAGTTGACAGTAAAATGTCATTTGAAAGTTCCGGCGATAGTATGATAAAAAGTGGAGGAACTAATTACATTAAAGGTGGACCAAATGTAAAATTAAACACAGGTGAAAGTTCACTCTCTCCTCAAGAAGTTAAACCTATTCCGCAAGTTGCACACACTGACACATTGTTTGATAAAGAAAAAGGATATCTTGCGGCCCCGGCCAAGTTGCCTAGTATTGTTAGTCGTGCTCCGGCACACAGCCCTTGGGCCGGAGCAAATCAAGGTGTAAATGTAAAAATTGATTTGACTGCTGACGCTAATTTACCGGAAGCCGCTTCACCAGCCGTCACTGCAACTAACGTTGCCGCAAACGAAAATTCTACTTCTCCGGTTGCAAGTTCAGCAGTACAATCAACTGTTCCTAATAATGTCACTGAAGAAAACAAAGCATTAGTTTCTCAGATAGCGGTTAATTCACAGACCGCTGATCAAAAAGTTGGGCTATCGGTAAATCAAGTAGCGGCTATAAAAGAAGCAGATGGAGCAAAAGTTCCCACTGTTGGACCTTTGGGATTGAATCCACATCAACTTGAGGCTGCTGGTTATATTAAACCCGGCACAGCAGATGCTGTGGTTGCCGCAACCACTAGTGGTAAGACTATCGAACAAGCGATGCCTCCAAATATCTTTACTGGTAAAGACGGTATAAATTCAATGAAAGACTTAGTTAATAATACTTCTGCTCAAGTTACAGTTGCAAATAATTTGTTAACTAAGTCAAAAACTGCATTAACAACAGCAGGAGTAATCACTGGCAAAGAAGATTCATCACAAGTTAGTGGATTAGTATTAGCAGGCGCAACCCATGGCACACAGGCAACAGCAGATTATGTTAAGTCTACCGCAGCCGGAACAAATACAAGTCTTCCAAGTAAAATAGGTGCAGCAATAGTTGCCGGTGGAGTAGCAATAGCTTCCAAAATAGCTTCTAAATTAGGAATTAAGATTCCATCTAACATAAGTGAAAAATTGTCTGGTTCTATAAAAGACATAGTAGGTTCTGGTAACAAAGCGGCTGACATTCAAGAAAAAGCTACAGGACCATTAAGTGGAGCAAAAATTCTTGATAATTTAAAAGGTGCGGTATCTTCCGCGTTTGATAAAATTAAGAAAGGCTTCAAGTCATTAACTGCAGGCAAACCACAAAATCTAACAACAATCAATGCAAAAAATGATGAAGAAAAAGCAGCCGTAGATGCAGGTGAAACTGCAGCCTTGGATGCAGGAGCACAGGCTCCCCAGAGCACAGCAGTAAAAGCACCAACATTAAAAGAATCATTATCAAAAGTGGGTTCTAAAATTAAAGCATTCTTCACTCCTAATCCTAGTGGAACTGCTAATTTAACAGCAGGTAGTGCAACAGCATCAAATCTAGTAGAAGTAAATCATGAAGGGCAATCAATGATTGTTGATAATAATATGCCTACTAAAGAAAATCCTTATGCTGGATTGTCAGATGAGCAAAGGAAGTCTTTTGGCAACGCTGACCCCACTGATCCGTATATACGTTCTAGATTGGGAGTACCACCATTAGTAAGCACAACTGCAACAGCTAGTTCCGGTACAAGTGGTGCATCATTACCCGGAACCGCTGGAATTTCGGGCGTACTAGGATCTATCAAATCAAGTATTTCAGCAGGTGCAGATAAAGTGAAGGGTGCTATTGCTTCTCTTAAGACTAAACTTACCGGAACAAATAAACTTACTGATGTAGCAAACAAAAATTTAGGTCCTGCAGAATCTGCAAAACTTAGCGCATCTTTAAATTCAATGAAAACAGGCGGATCAAGTATTGTTTTACCTACAGTGGCTGTGGGTACAACAAACACAGCAGTTCAATCTGCCCAATTTGGCGCATTGTTGGGTGATTTGAAAATGCCACCTGGTAATTTAGGTGATGGTATTCCAACAGGATCATTTTCGGTTCCAACAGCATCCCAATCTGCAAACTATGACAAGTTGAAAAAAGAATTAACTGAACTTGATACTAATAAAAAATGGGATTTACAAACAAAATATTTCAATTCTAAGAAAAAGAACGGTGAAGAAGCCGCAGAAACAACCGCAGCTAAAGAAGAATGGCAAACATGTCTGAAACGAATTGAACAAATCAGAGGTGAAATATATGCCAATCAAACCGGATCTGCACCCCCGGCACAAATAACTTAAGGATTTATCATGGCAACGTACATAGGATTTAACACACAACATGTCAACGAAGTGAGACAAACAATAGACTCAACCAACACCGGCGTTGCTGGCAGCATTCCACTAAACTCTCCAATGAAGTCTAAGAATAAATTTAGAACGCTGGATGAGGAATTAGTAATTCAAGATTTTATTAATGCACTAAACATACAACAGGGGTCTAAGCCCGGTAATCCAGGATACGGTACTTCTTTGTGGAGTTTTGTATTTGAACCAAACACAACTGAAACAAGAGTTGTCTTAGAAGAAGAAATTATGAGAGTTGCTTCCTTTGACCCTAGAATAGCAGTAAGTATTACTGGGGTAGTATCTAGGGAGAATGGAATATCAATGACTATTGATATGTATGTGCTACCCTTCAATAATCCTATTTCACTATCAATATTATTCGACCAGAACAGTTCAATGGCAATTGGATCTTAAAAACAGCCATTTTTTATATGATAAATATATAAAAGAGATTATATAATATGGCCACAAGTTCACGACAAACTTCTATTTTTGGTGTAAATGACTGGAAATCCATCTATAAAACATATAGACAAGCAGATTTACAGAGTTATGATTACGAAACCCTTCGTAAAACCTTTGTGGATTATTTACAAACATATTATCCAGAAACATTCAATGATTATGTTGAATCTAGTGAATATGTAGCATTACTAGATGTTATTGCTTATATGGGACAGGCTCTTGCTTTCCGTGATGATTTGAATGCCCGTGAAAATTTTATAGACACCGCAGAACGCCGCGACAGTGTTATTAAACTAGCAAACTTAGTTGGATATAACCCAAAACGTAATATTGCCGCTCAAGGATATTTGAAGATTTCATCTATACAAACCACTGAGCAGGTTAGGGATGTCAATGGATTGCAATTAAGTAACCTAACAGTATTATGGAATGATCCTGCAAATCCAAACTGGCAAGAACAATTTAATAGTATTATTAATGCCGCCCTAATAACTTCCCAGCGTGTTGGTAGACCTGGAAATAGTAAAGACATTTTAGGGGTACGCACCGATGAGTATACGGTTCAACGATCAACAGGCATATTACCTGTTGCTTCTTTTAGCGCAGTAGTACAGGGCACTAACATGAATTTTGAGTGTGTCAGTGTAACAAGTTTAAACGCAGATAATGTATATGAGATGAGTCCTAACTTAAATTCAAATTTTAATATTCTTTATAGAAACGACAAACTAGGTTATGGGAGTATTAATACTGGCTTCTTTATCTACTTCAAGCAAGGTTCATTGCAGCCTTATAACTTTAATGTATCAGAACAAATTGGCAATCAGTTGATCGATATTAATATTCAAGGGATTAATAATAATGATACTTGGTTGTATAGACTTGATCCTATTACTGGTTTAGAAAAAAACTGGACACAAGTAGAAAATATATATGATAGTACTAGAAATACACAAACCTCTAATAACAAACAGATTTTTAGTGTAGTTTCTAGATTCAACGATCAAGTAAGTTATACGTTTGGCGACGGTGTATTTGGTAAAATACCTAACGGTAACTTTAGAGCATATGTTAGAACTAGTAATGCATTGACATATACAATTAATTCAGATGAGTTTCAAGGTACTTCTATTATTATGACATATGTCAGTAGAACCGGAAGAATCGAAACATTATCAATATCATTAGAATTGATGACACCAATCTCAAACGCACAGGGAAGAGAATCTCTAACTAATATTAAACAACGTGCTCCACAACGATACTACAGCCAAAATCGTATGGTTAACGGAGAAGATTATAATAACTTTCCCTTCACACTTTTTAATAGTATTATCAAAAGTAAAGCGTTGAACCGCAGTAGTGTTGGCGTTAGTAGAAATTTTGATTTACTAGACCCAACAGGAAAATATTCAAGTACTAACGTCTTTGCTGATGACGGTGGATTGTATATAGAAGAAACTGATGGAAATCTAATTTTTAATGCTTATACTACAAATGATATTTTAGTTTTTCTAACTGATACGTTAAGCAATGCATTGAACAATCACCGAGTTTTTCAATACTATACTCAACAATTCGTAAGATATAAAATTGATGCTAGTTCCGGGGACAACGATATCATGTGGCATCAAAGTTCCTTTAACGATTTAGAATCAACTGGTTATTTTTATAACAATTCCGGTCCTGTTTCAATTGGGGTATTTACTACTGGTAACGTAAAATATCTTACTGAAGGCGCTCTATTAAAATTTAAAGCTCCAAGTGGATATTATTTCAATAAAAATAATAAGTTAGTAGAAGGTTTGCCAGGCATTGCTGATAGCATTTATCTTTGGACAAGTATTTCTGCTGTTATCGGTGAAGGGACTAATAACGGCGAAGGTAATCTGATTACTGGCTACGGTCCTGTAACGTTGAATAATCCACTACAAACCGGATTGATTTTACGGGAAGTATTACCGTCATTTACAAACTCATTACCAACTACATTGATACAAGAAATTTCTACTCAAGTCCTATTAGGTCAAAATTTTAGTTTGGTTTTTAGAAATGACTTATTAGTGAATCAAGACCGATGGTACCTAAGTACAGTTACAGATAGCAAATATTTTGTTAAATTTGAAAGTTTAGGATCTGGTAGATATAAAGTAACATATAAATCTATTGCTTATTACTTTGCAAGTTCTTCAAGTGTGCGTTTTGCTTTTAATAAAAATAGAATTATATATGATCCTGCAACAGGAAAATTATTACAAGACTATATCAATGTTCTAAAAGTAAACAGTTATCCTGATAGTAACTATCCTTTCCCTACTGATACTAAATTAAGTATAGTGGGACAACTAACTGAAATAGATGGGTATGTGGATGATTATAGTGTTGAAGTATCAAGCACGGATCCAAATACAGCCGGAGCAATCAAGAATCCTGATTTTTTCTACCTACTAACAGGATATGCCACTGGCTCAACTAATCTTTTTAAATATGTATTTTTTGAATTGATTACTGATTCTAACTTATTAACTAGATATCAAATGGTAGAAACTAACACCATTAACTATGCTTACACTAGCAGACAAGAAATTGCTTTGGTGAGATACGAGTTTCCACCAAATAGTGTATTTTTTGCAGGTAAAGAAAAAACTTTTTATAAAACAATACAGAATACTAGTAACAAGAATGTAATTGAAGTTGTCCAAGTTGACAATTATATTGCAAAAATAGGTCGCCAAGGTTTAGCTTTCCAATACAAACACAACTCAAGTAATACTACACGTATTGATCCAGCAACCACTAATATCATTGATTTGTTCTTAGTAACACAGAGTTACTATACACAGTATCAAAATTGGATTAAGGATTCAAGTGGTAGATTATCAGAACCAGAGAAACCAACGCTTGATGAATTGAATCTAATTTATTCAACAGTAAATGATTATAAAATGTTGACTGATAGTCTGATATTAAACTGTGTAACATTTAAACCATTGTTTGGTATAAAGGCAGAATCAAAACTACAAGCAACTATTAAGGTTATTAAATCTGGCACAACAACTGCCAGCGATAGTGAAGTTCGGTCAGCAGTATTAACCTCAATGAATTCATATTTTTCAATTGACAATTGGACATTTGGCGATACATTTTATTTTAGCGAATTAAGTGCATTCACTCATAGCACCATTGGCGATTTAGTAAGTTCAATAGTATTAGTACCAAACGATCCTTCATTAAAATTTGGGGATTTGTATGAGATACATAGCTCCCCTTATGAGATTTTTGTCAACGCGGCGCAAGCTAGTGATATCACGGTGATCACTTCACTATCACCGGCAGAATTACAAATAGGTTAATATAGGCAACCAGATATGGCTACACAAGTTAGAACAATTGATTTTTTACCTGAGATATTCAAGACAAAATCTAATGAACAGTTTTTGGCTGCAACATTAGATCAGATTACTCAGCAACCTGACTTTGTAAAAGTTCAGGGATTTGTAGGTAGTAAATTTGGTTATGGAGTAACAGCTAGTGATGGCTATGTAAATGAGCCTACTAAAGAAAGAACTGATTATCAATTAGAACCTGCTGTTGTTTTTAAAAAGAAAGATACTGATGTTGCAATTGATGCAATACCTTATTCAGGATTGATTGATAGCTTACGAACTGAAGGTGCATTGGGTCTTGACCATAACAAACTTTTTAATAACGAATTCTATTCTTGGGACAGCTTCACTGAACTAGACAAGATAATTAACTATAGTCAATATTACTGGTTACCACAGGGACCGGACGATATCATTGTAGCTACTAACACGCTTTTCAATAATTTAGATTTCACAGTTACTAATATTGGTGCTGCTTATTCATTGAATTCATTGCTACAGACTTTTACTGAAAATAATCCTACTATAACTTTGGTTAGAGGTGGAACATATACCTTTACGGTTAGTCAAGATTCTGAATTTTGGATCCAAACGGAACCGGGCACTAGCGGAGTAAGAGCCGACAGTCCTAACATTAGTACAAGAGAAGTTGTTGGAGTTGACTTCAATGGTTCTACTCAAGGCACAATTACTTTCACAGTACCATTATCATCTTCACAGAATGACAACTACTATCCTGGTAATTTATCAGTTGATTTAGTTTCTGATAAAAAGTTTGATGAAGTGCATGGTAAGTCACTAAGCGAACTTAGTCAAATTGATGGAGAAGTAAACTTCAATGGTAAGACATTGCTTTTCTACAAATCTACTTCAGCAGATATTGGCTATCGCGGTACATTCTTTGATGAGTATGACTTTGATAGTGATTCACCTGGTAACGTTGAAAAAATAAGTATTGAAGTTACACAAACAGAAGCAATTGGTAATCTAATTCATACCACCTCAACTAGTGATTTAGCAGTTGGTTCTGATATTACTTTTTCTGGCATATCGTTTGGTGGGATAATAGTTGGTCAAGTATACTATGTTAAAACTGTTAATAGTTCAACTACGTTTACTATTGCACCAACGTTTGACGGAACAGTTGTAGCACTAACAAACGGGTCAACTGATTCAAATGCTCCACTATTGGCAGAGGTTAATGTGGGCGGTCTTGAAGAAGGCAAAACAACTACAGTAAATGATAATTTTTATAAAATTACATTAGTTGGTGATATCAACAATCCAACAATATATCTAGAAGAACATAGTGCAATACCCAACGACCAACGTATTCAAGTCACCAATGGAAAAGAATATGTTAATCGTGTTCTTGTAAGAAATACATATGGTGAGATATTATTGGTTCCTGTAATTACTGCAAACTTAGATACTCTATATTATCAAGACGGCAAGACAGAAACACAATTTGGTAAGATCAACTTGGTTGATGGTTTATATCTATCAAGAATTGATGTGCTTAAAGATATATTAAACAAACCAAACTATATAAGTCCAAATGATGTAAAATTTACTAATGGCATAAAAGTTAAATTCTTTGGTAATGTATTTCCAGAAGAATATTTACAGGACGCATACTATGTTGAGGGGGTTGGATCATCCATTCAATTAATACCTGTTTCAGAACAACTTGTACCTGAACCATTCACTGAAGGTGAAGCAGTTCCATTAGACTCTGATGGGTTCGATGTTAGTCCATATAGTGATAGTGCATTAGTACCTGCATTGCCAGACTACATTACAATTGGTCGAGGTAGCAAAAATAAAAATGGCTGGAGTCGTAGTAATAGATGGTTTCATGTAAATGCTTTAAATTTAACACTAGAAAAAAATTCAAATAGTCCATTAGTGTTGTCTGCTTTTAATAACTCAGATGTTAGAGCCAAACGCCCAATAATAGAATTTTACCCTGACTTAAAATTATTCAATTCAGGTGCAATAGGCAAACCTCCTGTTGATTTTATTGATTTGAATACTACTAATGCTTTTACTCAAGTATCCGGTAAGTTAGCAACCACATATCATCCTGACGGGGCATCCTCGTTTGCATTTGATGGCGCACGAATTATCTTTGCAAATGATGATGATCCTAAAATTAAAGGACAAATATTTATAGTGTCGTTAGCTGATAACAACAGTGATTTCAGGTTTAAGGTAACTTTAAGCAAAGTAGTCAATGGAGAAGTGCGGTTTAATGATCAAACAGTTATAACAAAGGGTGAGTATTCTAAGGGACTTACTTATTATTTTGATGGATCAAATTGGCATGAAGCACAATCTAAGAAAACAATAAACCAACCACCGTTGTTTGATTTATTTGATTCTAATGGTATTAGTTACGGGAACGATGAATATTACCCAGGAACTGACTTTAGTGGTACAAAACTATTTAGTTATGCTGAGGGTGCCGGTCAACCCGACCCTATCTTAAATTTCCCAATTAAATATAGTTCAATAACAAATATCGGTGATATCGTATTTGAATCAAGGTTAAACTCTGACACATTCAATTATGTAGCTGATAGTACTTCAATTACCTCTAACATTAACAATGGATATGTCCATTCATATGATTCTAATATTGATTTTACTAGATTGATTGGATGGCGGACAGCAGTTGAATATAGTATTCAATATCAAATTTTCAATTTAGTTTACACTGGTTCTTCTTTAATATGTGATATTGCAGCCAAAGACCCTGAATCTACTAAGTGGCCAGTCATTACGGTATATGAAGATAATCAAAGAATAACTGATTACGAATATACTACCTCTGCTACAACAACTAAAATAACATTGCTAACTCCACCACCGATAGGGACACCAGTTGAGATTTTAATTCACAGTGATCAAGTATCCAAGATTGGGTATTATCAGATCCCAAGTAACTTTGATCATAATCCCTTTAATGAAGAAATCTCTACTATTAATTTAGGTGATCTGCGCGGTCATTATAAAAGTATTTGCAACAATCTAAAAACCATTGAGGGTCCTGCGTTTGGGCCTAATAATTTTAGAGATTTAGGAAACACAGTACCATATGGTACTCGAATTATTCAAAATAGCTCATCGTTAATAACACCTGCAATTTTAACAAAAGCATCAAAGTTTAATTTCTTGGATGCATTGTTGTTTAATAGTAACCAGTACACTAAATTTAAAACATCATTGTTAGATATGGTTAACAATAATGACTACCTATCAATTCAACCGGCTTCAATTATATTAGACGATGCATTAGAGCAAATTACTAATAACAGAGATGAGACAATGAGTTTCTTTTGGAGTGACATGATCCCATGTAAGGGAGTTCATTCTCAAAAGACATACACGTTCAATAGTTCTGTAGATGCATCAATATTTCCGCTATCACGTTTTTATGACTTTACAAATGCAAACTATTTTGGTATTTTAGTATACCTGTCTAGAATCATAGATGGTACAAAAAGAACCATTCAATTAATGAAAGATATTGATTATGTCGTAAAAAACACTGAAAAGTTATTACGCATTAATACAGATTTGTTACCAAATGACGTTATTATTGTCAGAGAATATTCACAGACATATGGTAATTATGTCCCGAACACCCCAACTAAATTAGGTTTCTATCCTTCATATATCCCTGAAGTTATATTAGATGACTCGTATAGTAAACCTACGTATTTTATCAAAGGACATGATGGCTCACTTACTAAGTTGTTTGGCGAATACAACAATGGTTTCTTAGAAGACAACAGAGATAGAGCATTATTAGAATTTGAAAAACGAGTTTACAATAACTTAAAGGTTAATGCAAAGATTCCCGTAGAATACGATGAAATAATACCAGGACAATTCAGAAAATCTGATTATACATTTGACGAAATAAATGCAATTTATGCTACTCAATTTTTGAATTGGGCAGGTAACAACAACATTGACTACACCGCCCAGACATATTTTGAAACTAATGAGTTTACATGGAATTATAAAGGGACTAAAAATAAGTTAGATAACTCCTACGTTAATCAAGGTTACTGGAGAGGTATATATCTATGGTATTATGATACTACAACACCGCATACTACTCCTTGGGAAATGCTAGGTTTAGTTAATAAACCTAGCTGGTGGAATAATAGATACGGTGAGGCCCCTTATACAAGTGATAATACATTGTTATGGACCGATATTAGTAATGGTTTAATTTGGAATAACGGTGACAGTTATGTTAACGAAAGAAGAATTAGATCAAGGTTATTAGAAGTATTACCAGTAGACTCGGCTGGCAGATTGATCTCTCCTTTTGTTAGTATAGTTAACTCTTACAATAGTCTGTCATTTAAAAATACATGGAACGTAGCTGATACAGGTCCTGCGGAATATAGTTACAAAAAAAGTAGTACATGGCCGTTTGATTTACTACGCATATTTGCATTAACTAAACCGGCCGAGTTTTTTAGCCTTGGTATTAACTTAGATGCATATAGATATAACACTGAATTTAATCAATACTTAATTTTTAACAGAAAACGCCAAACTACAAGTGACATTCCTGTTTACGGTGACGGAACTGCTACCCATAGTTTGTTCAATTGGATTGTCGATTATGCAAATCAATATGGTATTGACGGACATACTCAATTAGTTGAGTATATTACAAACATTGATGTTAGACTTGCTTATAGAATGGCAGGATTTAGTGACAAGTCATTGTTAAAATTCTTTGCCGAAAAAGGTAGTCCAAATAGTAAAAACAACAGTTTATTAATACCGGATGAGAGTTTCAATATTTTATTGACACATAATCAACCAACAAAAAATATCATTTACAGCAGTGTTATTATTCAAAGAACTAGAAAAGGATATAGAGTTTATGGTAATGACAAAGAAAGATCATATTTTGTAGCTAATGATCCTAGATTCGATGGTAGATATGAAAATATTAGCATGGGTAGCCAGACAGTTAGTCTTTCTACTCACTTCTTTAATTCAACTACAATATATCCTTATGGATATGAATTTACCTCTGTGCTAACATTAGCTAATTTTCTAAACGGATATGGTAAATATCTTGCGTCTGTTGGTTTTACTTTTGAAAATATAGAAAATGGAATTGAAATCAATTGGAGACAAATGATTGTTGAAGTTCTATATTGGGTAGATTCTGGATGGGAAGAGGGTAGTGTGATTAACCTGAATCCAAATGCTTCTTCTCTGACAATTTCAAATTCAATTGGTGTGGTTCAATCATTAACCGACACAAACAATAATTTGATATTCAATCAGAATCAAATTCCAATCTCATTAAAAGACTTAGCAATAACTAGATTAGGTACAACGTTTACAGTAAAAGTATTGAATTCTGGTGATGCTATTGGTTTCTTTAAAGCTAATATAAGTTCATATGAACACATAGTTATATTTGATAACATTACTGTCTTTAATGATATTTTGTTTAATTTGAAAACAGGATTAAGACAACAACGTTTGTTTATGCGCGGTAGCAAAACTGCTCAATGGGATGGCACGTTGAATGCACCTGGATTCATCATTAACCAAGACAATATTCTTGATTGGGAAGCAAACGTAAGATATAGTAAAGGGTCAATTGTTAAGTATAAAAATTCTTATTGGATTTATTTACCTGCAATGAGCAAACCGCAATCTGTTTTTAAACCAGAAGAATGGAATCCAGTCGATTACAATTTGATGCAAAAAGGATTACTACCAAATGCAAGTACTAGAGCAAAAGAATCAACATTATACTATGATAGTAATACAACGAATCTGAAAAAAGATGCAGACCTATTGAGTTTCTCATTGATTGGATATAGACCTAGAAATTATTTCAGTGAAATAAACTTAGATGATACCACTCAAGTTAATTTATACAAGAGTATGATCGTTAATAAAGGGACAAAGAACTCTTTAGACATTTTATTGGGTGCAACTCTTCAGGAAACTGATTTAAACTACACTTTCCATGACAACTGGGCTATTAAGCAATCAGAGTATGGTGGAAAAATGAACAAAAATTTCATTGAAGTTACTTTGGATGAAAAACTGCTTGTAGGTAATCCTTCAATAGTTTCAATCACACAAGGAATAACTGAAGATGGAGCGCACCAAGAGATTCAATTCTATGACATAAAAAATTATAGCACACCTCCTAAGGACGTAAATTTCTTACCATCTATTTCTGCGACAGAAGAAAATCTATTGCCTTCAGCAGGTTATGTTAATATTGATGATATACAAACTTATGCATTCTATCCTGGAATGTTAAATAGTGCCAACATTGGTGATTTGTATAAAAATGATTATGTTTGGGTAGCTGATGTTGCCGGGGACTGGAAAGTGTATACTCCTATAAGACTCGGAATCAATTTAATAACAGTTCGCAATAGTTTAAACTCTCAGGCTGTGTTTGTATTTGACAATCCACATACATTGACAGAGAATGAGTTATTTGGTGTGATTAATTTTAATCCAAATATCAATGGCTATTACACAGTCATTGGTGTTTTGTCTTTGAACTCAATTAGTGTTATTAAAAATATAGACCCATCGACAACAACATTGACCGGTATAGGAATAACATTCAAATTAAGCAATCAGCGTGTTGAAAGAGCTAAAGACATTTTAGGACTACCACTGCTAAACGCAGAATATGTAAAAAATAAAGTTTGGGTTGATAAAGATGTCAATGGTGAATGGAATGTTTTACAAAAAACTAATTCTTATACTTACAAAACAGCATCTACTCCAGCCCTATCAGTTGAGTTTGGTGCAACCGTAGCTGCAATTGACTCGGGCTACTTAGTAGCCGATCCTTCTGCTGGTAAAGTATTTTATTATGTTGACTCAGCATTGTCGGCTACTGATTGGAAATTATCAGCGACCCTATCTCAAGGTTCTGGATTTGGTAGTGCTATTGCATCAAATGATAAAATATTAGTAATCTCACAGCCGGATCCATTTGGAGACCTAAGTAAAATTTATATTTACAGAATGGTTGCTAACTCTAAGATTAACTGTTTAGTTGAAGAACAAATAATAAGTTTTACTAACACAATGTTTGGTACTGGAATTACTGTGGGTTCTGTGGGTACAGCATTGGCATTGTCCGGCGATGGTAACTATTTATATATTAGTGCAACTGATTTAATACTTGATGGTTCCCCAACAGTTGGATTATTCTTCTCTTTCCAATTGGATCAGGGATTGATTTATTATGATGTTGGTTATACCCTAAGTTCTGCTATTACCCCTGGATCAACTCAATTTGATATTTACGGTGATATTGGAACTGCACCACAAGGTCGTAGAATTACATTCACTGCTTTTGGTGTAGGAGATGATGTCTACACAATCGTAACTGCAAAATACAATTCAAGCACATTAATTACTACAGTGTATATATACGAAACAATTCCTTATACGGTTAGTACCGGTAGTACAATGTATCTAGGAGTTTTAAATTATAGTTTAGTCGGAGCAGTATCTAGTGAAGGTTACGGCGGATATCAAGATAAATTTGGATATTCACTTGCAACAAACCACGATGGTACTCGATTATTTGTGGGATCACCATTGGCTGACTGGAGTTATGGTGCTGGCTTAGTTGATACAGGATTTGTATTCTCATTCAATCGTTTAGTAGAAAAATGGGAAGTTGTTGGAGACAGTCCATTAAACAGTGCGGCTCTTTTCTTCTTGTCTTGGACACCAAATTATGGATCAGCAGTTTACATTAATGAAGTAAGAGTTAATCCTTCATATTACGTATTAATCTCCAACCTATTAGTAACTTTCTTGGAATTAAAATCAGGTGACATCATTACAGTTAGTAGCGGTAATGTATTGCTTATGCAACGATTGCAAGGTGCTGGAACCATTGACGAATTTGATAGTTTTGAAAAATTTGGATTTGCATTAGATTGTAACACTTCTGCTACTGACTTGATTGTGGGAAGTCCTAATAACTTAGACAGTTTAGGCCACGAAGGTGCAGTGTTCAGATTTACTAATGAAGGAAAACGTACCGGTGTTATTACTGGTATAATACAATGTCATTTACTATGTCCGGTTGATATTTTCATTAATGGATTCAGAGTTAGTTTACCTGATCCTGATCCATATCAAGGGATTGCAGGAGATGCATTCTATGTTGCAAATAGGATAAATTTGTCAGTAGTAAATAACGTGTTTGCATATGCTTCCGAAGATAATAGGTTACATATTCGCTTACGTGACTTTAATTTGGGTCCAGTTAATAATAAGTTGAACATCACTGTTTTTGGTTCTAATTATTATCACAAAGATACTTTCACTGGCGACGGTGTTACTGCGGCATTTACATTAGAAAATGCTCCAGCAAATATATCAGCGTTGACCGTAACGATTGATGGTCTTAATATACCAAATGCTGTTTTAAATAATGATAATAGTATTACTATATATTTTACTTTGACTGGTAGCGTAGTTACATTTGTTCAGGCACCATGGAATGCAGGTGAAATTATAATCACATGGACAGAAGCACTAGCTGCACCATCAACTATTCTAACTCAACTGGGTATTTCAGAATACATTACGACTGAGGTAATTACAGACCCTAGACCAAGTTCAAGAACTAGTTTTGGTTATAGTGTTAAGTTTAATGAATTGAATAGCTTCATTGTTGGTGCCCCGACCACCGACAGATATTTTAGCACCTCATTTGATTTTACAGATGATACAAATAATCATAATGATTGTGTGTTTGATAATAACTTTACTCAGTGGGAAGATATCTATAAAAATGCAGGTACTGCGTATATATATGAATACATAGATTCACAAGGTGAGACTTTATTGACATTGGGTAATTATACATATGCTCAATCATTACCTGACTTATCTACTTCCTATGGTAAGCAACCATATTATGGCAAATCAGTTTCATTAAGAAACAACCATGCTGTTATTGGTGCACCAAGTCATAGGTATCTTACAGGTAACAATGTTGGTCGTGCAGTCGCATATCAAAATTTAACTGGGGACAAGCATTGGTCTGTTCTACGTAAATCAACTAGTATTACAGATGTTTCTAAAATTCAAAAAGTTCAACTATATGATAATGAAACCAATCAAACACTAGATTCGCTTGATTATTTTGACCCATTGCAAGGTAAATTATTAGGAACTATTGCTGACAACTTAGATTTTATCACTACTATAGACCCTGCAGGATACAATAATGAAATGTTCACCGGCACTATAGTTTGGACTGCTAACAAAGTAGGAACATTGTGGTTTGATATTTCTAGCACCAAATTCATGAATTATCATCAAGAAGATATTGAATATAATAGTAAATATTGGGGAGCAGTGTTTCCTGGAAGCATTGTTACGGTGTACAGTTGGATTGAAAGTAATGTTATACCTATTAACTACCCGGGCCCGGGCACACCGTACGATTATTCAAGTTATAGCATGTCATATGAGAATGATGCCGGTGGTAACTTAAATGTGCATTATTATTATTGGGTTAGAAATACTAACAAATTATTCAGTGCCCATGGAAAGACATTGACAGATACTGTTATTGAAAGTTACATCAAAGATCCTCATGGTTCTGGTATAGACTATTTTGTAGCACTTAAGCCAAATGTATTTGGTTTATATAATGTGCGAGAGTACATCAATGAGAAAACCACAAACTTACATATAGGATATAGTTCAACTGATGTTGATATACCTATTCATTCTGAGTTCCAATTAATAAGGTCTAACTACACTAATGATTTCTTACCTGGGTTGCCTGATGGTAGGAATTATTTGGCTCCTGAAGGCCTATATAGAAAATTTATAGAAAGTTTTGCTGGTCAAGATGATTTTGGACAAGTTCTTCCTAATCCAGGACTTCCTAAATTATTACAAATTGGTATTGGATCTAGACCTAACCAAACAATGTTCATCGACAGAAGTACTGCATTAAAAAATTATTTACAGTATGCTAATAGAGTATTGAAAAACTATCCAATAAGTGAACTACCTAACTTGAATTTTTTAAGTTTAGCTGGTGAAGATTATGATACAACTTTGTTTTGGGACTACGTATATTGGTGGGCTGACGGTTACTCAGATAATGTTAAGACTATATTTGAGGTTGATGCTTACTATGACTTAGTAAAAGAGACGGTAAAAGAGGGCACAATCGTAGGTGTTTCTAAAAATAGTCAAGGTAAACGTGAAGTCTATAAATTTACTTCAGGTGTTTGGGAACGTATTGGAGTTGAGGATGGAACGATTGAATTCTCATCTAAGTTATGGAATCCTGTCGGTGATAATATTGGATACGGAGATGATTTCTTTGATGTATCATCGTTTGATGCATATCCTGCAGTTGAAACAAAAAATATAATACGAGCATTAAATGAGCAGATTTATACAGGTGAACTTGCTGAACATAGAAATAAAAGTCTAATATTAATGTTTGAATACATTCAAAGTGAAAATGTTAACTCTAACAATTATCTACCTTGGTTAACTAAAACTAGTTTAGCTGATGTTAGTTATAAAATACGAGAATTAAAACCATACCAAAAATACCAAAATGAAAATACTAATTTGTTAGAAGGGTTTATTAACGAGATAAAACCATATCATACCGTATTAAAAGAATTCTACTTCACATATTCAGGAACTGAATCTTATGAAATGAGTATGACTGACTTTGACTTACCTGCAACATTTAGTTCCTTCACTTCTAGATATGAGTCACCTAAACTAAAATATGTTAATGTTAACACAGAAGCAGATATAGTATCTACGGACACTATTTGGTCAACAAACACTGAATATAATTTATGGTATAATAATTTTGGATTAGAATTAGAGTCTAAAGAAAATCAACAAATTGGTGTAGTTAGTAAATATTTGGGAACAACATCAACTGAAATTTTCTTAGAAAATGCTCGAGGAGTTCCGGTTACCGGACTAATTAAAATCAACGATGAATTAATTCGTTATACTCAAGTTGATAGAGAACAGAAACGTTTATATGGGTTGAGTAGAGGAGTAGACAACACTATAGTTACCGAGCATTACCCAAAGACTATAGTTTATTCTGATTCTTCTGGAGTTGTTGTTGTCTCTTCTGGTAGAGGTTATGTTGACCCTCCCATAGTTAAAGCATATATTGATACTTCAAAATATCCAGCACCTAGAAAAGAAGCAGTATTGCGCTCAGTGCTAGTTGATGATAAGGTGGTTGAGGTTCAAATCATTGATCCGGGTGATGGGTACGTAGTAACCCCAGAGATAATATTTGATCCAGCCTTTTCAATTACATTTGACGGCACGCAACTAAACTATCAGTCTAATTTGTTAGTGATAGAATCAGATGATTTAAGAACTGGTGATCAAATCAAGATTACATCTAATTCAAATCAATTTGAAGCAATACAACCCGGGTATTATTATGCAAGAGTGTTAGGATTTAACACTAGATTATTGACAGCGGCTAAACCGGTCGTTTCATTGCACTATCGATATTTGGATTCTATTTCCGGAGAATATAAAGTTGTCTTTAAGATTAATAAATTGAATTTACCACTAAGCTATACTCTTGCTATGGTACCTAAAGTGGTTGTTAAAACTAAAAATTCAAAATCTCGACAACTTAATTCTAAATTAAGATTTGATAGAACAAGTTATAATTCATTTATTGTACCTTGGGAATCAGGAATCTTTTGGCCAAGTAGTTTTAATAGTTTGGGTAATGATGCAAGCTCAAACGTTCCAATTAGTGTCAGCACAGAATATAAATTTGATCAAACTTTAGCAACACTTGATGGGACAATTTCAGTTGCCAGTAGTACTGGGGAGGGTTTCAAATTCAGTGTATTCAATCAAAAAGCATATGGAACTTATTATGTGACTATAACTTCCCCTGGTGTTGCATTCAGAGTCGGAGACACTATTACCATTACCGGTGATAATTTAGGAGGCGAAACTCCTGAAAACGATATTGTAATTACTGTAACAGAATTGACAACCGGCGGAGTTAGTAGTCCGATAAATAAAGTATCATTTGTTGGTACTCCTTTTGTATCGTCTACAATTGATGTAAATGAAGAAAATATTCAAGATTTTGTGCTTACCGCTAGTTTACAGGGTGCAGTAATACCCATAGTTAGTGCCAGTGCAGATTCAGATGAGACTACTATCATTCAAGTTAACTATCTACCAAGCACATTGAGACCCGGACAGCTTAAAGGATTAAAAGCATATTTTTATAGAAATTTAGCACCTTATACATATAATGATACCGGTGCAAACTTTAAAGCAACGGTTGCAATTGGTAGTACATCAACTTTCACAGGCACGATTTCAGGAACAACACTAACAGTAACAACAGGTCCTGTAGGTACTGGAATTTCAATAGGTGACATTTTAACTGGTGGCTCAATTGCATCTGATATCTATATTGTTAGAAACTTAACCGGTACTAGCACAAGTACAAATAGTTCATGGACTATAAATTCATCGATTACACAAGTCACTACTGTTACATTTACAGTAACTCCTGTAACAATGACAGTCACTGAAGTCACGCACGGTAAACTAAGTGCAGGACAGACACTATATGGTACTGGAGTTACTTCAGGAACTAAAATAGCTTTACCAGTAACCGGTACTGTAGGTGGTACGGGCTCTTACAAATTAACTAAAGCACAAACAGTATCGGCTTCAACAAGCATACAAACAAATGGTGGTGCAATTCTTGAAATTCATAGACCAAACTTTGATCCGCTAGTTCTTATTAATAGATACTATCTAAAAATAGTTGATTCAGGTTCTATTTACAAAGACGGGGATACGGTTATTATTCCGGGAGACCTATTAGGTGGAGTTACCGGTACTAATGATGCTGTTATTGATATTGTATTTGCTAATGACGTTACTGGAGAAATACAGGTTTCAAAAATTAACGGTCTCTCTGTTGGCTATATTGCTTCTTATTACATTTTCCCATTCTCAGCTAATGAATTGAAAGTATACTCTGATGTTAGTTTAGTAAAACCAGTACCATTCATTAACTTCATTTATACAAGTGATGGAACAAATGATTTTGCATATTTACCTGAACCATTGCTAATTAGTGGTGGATACAAGTACGCTATAACAGCCTTAGTCTCATACAACAACAAAGTATATCGTTGTTTAGAAAGTAACAGCGATGATTATTTTGATAACGCTAAGTGGCAAGAAATTGTTATTTCTGATCGTGAGTTAAATGCGGTCGATAGAATTTTGGGTTATTATCAACCAACAATAGATATGCCAGCAAAAGATTTAGGTCAATTGCTACTTGGAGTAACTAATCCTAATCCAACTTATCTTGGAAATAGTTTTGCTCCGGATGAAGTCTTACCATTAGATGTTATTGTTAAAGATGATAGATTTTATCCAAGAGAAGTCAACATACATGCAATGATACCTATTCCAATCTATGATGAAGAAAACACATTGATTAGAACTGAATACATCTCTATTGGTGAATCTGAGAAAGAATCATTATTAATGGTAAGTAGTGATGGTCTTACATGGGGAAAAACTACGCTAGTTGATTGGTCATTTAAAAACTTACATGTAGGAGATATTGGTGTAACGGATGTTGCATTTAATGGGTTTGTATATGTTATCACTACAACTAATGCCAAAACGTCATTACTGATAAGTTTTGATAAAGTAAATTGGGTCACTATTGGTGAACAAATATCATATGACTTTGGTGGTTTTAGTGATATTGGATACGATACAGTTGCTGTTGATAGCCCAGAAACTCCACTAAATGCAATCACATCTGTGGGTGAGAAATTTTTTGCATGCGGTATGTATCAAATTGTTAAGAGTGATGACGGTATATTATGGGAAAGCGTATACACTAACACTAGTAGATTATATCAAAATCTTAATGATATACGATATATTGAATCTAAAAACTTTGAAGGATATATCGCTGTTGGTATAGGAAATAGAGTAACATCCGGTAATGAAACTGCGGCTCCTGTAGTAGAGAGTTATGGAAAAGTAATGTACAGTATTACCGGTAATGAATGGGTCGAAAGTTTTGTGTATTTTACTAATTATGAACTATATGCCATAACTGCATCAGATGTATTAATTGTAGTTGTGGGAGATAACGGAGAAATTTGGAATAGTTTAAATGCTTCTAACTGGGGGAAAATTTCTCCATTAAATTATCTAGGAAATCCAATAACTACGTCACTACGAGATGTAATCTATGCTAATGAGATTTTTATTGCTGTAGGTAACAATGGTGTGATACTTAGATCCACTGATGGTTATACTTGGACTGATCAAAATTATCCGGTACATTTCACAAATGATTTGTGGAATATTTCTTATGATGGCACATACTTCTTTATTGTAGGAAACAATGGTGCAATGTTCCGTAGTGTTAACGGATTATTCTGGACAGATATTAGTAATATTACTGTTGAAGAACCGTTGTATAGTATTAAAGGTAGTGACTTCTTAACTGGTTATGGTCCTGAAGAGATGGTTCCTGGAGTAGTTAGTGACCATATGTATATGCGTGTTCTTACTAGACCAGGCGGATGGTGGGATAATGATACAATATCACAAGAAAAGATTTACGGGTATACTGGTTTCAACATGGTATCTAAAATTGATAGTAGCGGAATTACTCTCATAAGTTTTGCAGACATGGTTAAGAACCCTGCTCAATTAGCAGTATTCAGTATTGATAATACTACGTTAATGGGTCCTCGTCTTTATGAAGGGATTGATTACCTTGTAAATTGGGTTACTAAACAAATTTCTTTGCTTTATGCTGGTAATTCAGTATTGATTGAAGTATATGAGATTGGTAATGGAAATCAATTAGCAAGAGGCACAACTGATCATGTTCCTATATATACTAATTCAATTACCGGCATGAGTGAAATTAGATTAGATTGTCAATATATCTTATTAGAAACTCCAATAGTATATCACAATGGTTCTAGATTGGAATATATTACTGACTATGTAGTAGAGTTAAGTGAAAACAACTTGATGGCAATAATTTTTGAAAATGAATATGATGCTACTGTTGATTTTATTTCATATGCGGTATTAGCTGATAGTACTTACACAACTGATTATAATACTGAAGATCATTTTGGTTATAGTATACCCGAGACAGAAGTTTTTGAATATACAACATCAACTACATTCACGTTATCTAACGATTTGTATTATCTTGGCGCACTGTTGGGCGGTCCAACTGTTGCCACTGATAATGAAAATAATGCAATCGTTGAATTAAATGGATTGAGATTAAATCCTGCAGATTATACAATTGATGCAGTAGCAGGTACAGTTATTATACCTAGTGCAACCTCAGGTGATATTATTGCGGTCACTTCTTACCATGACACAAAACGTCAATATTTAAATACTGATATCTCGACTTCTATAAAAACATATGCAGTATATAATGTAGATACAACTTCATATAATAAAGTTAATATAGTGTTTGAAAATATTACTGGTCTTGTTTCCGGCGATTTAGTTGTACTAGATGGATTCTTGGGTTCTACTCAACTCAATAATGTTCAAGTTTATGTCAAAGCAGAAACACCGTTTGTAGAAGATACTATAACTTATTATCCGTTTAGCTTGTATTTTGAATCAACCTTCTTGACAGCAATCAGAAGTGAGTTGGTAACTAAATATGTAGGTAGAGGGTTTGCAACAAAAGTTAGTGATCTGATAGACATAACAGTAAGTTTTGTTAATTTAATTTCAACCAGTGAAAATTTTTATGTTGTTCCTACTGATGAAAATAGAACATGGGTGACAGTTAATGGAAATAGACTGTCTTCTGATCAAATAAGATTTATTCCAGGTGAGAATGCAACTAAATTGAATCTGCTCGTTGAAGTTAACTTGGGTGATGTGGTAATAGCGACTACAATGGTCCCCGGAGCTACACCAAATAGCAACTCTTATATTTTAAATGTAAATAAGCATAAAGAAGCATCTGTTAATCAATCTGAAATAAAACAGAGTACTTGGATAGTACCAGCAGTAAGACCTGCAGGCGGTAGCCCTGATTTCCTTGTATCTGACGATGTAATCTACTTGAACAATGTTTCAAATGTAGTATATGAAGATACTAAAATTCTAGAAATTAACGGGGAGAAGATACGCTTCACTACAGTAGATTTTGAAGCAAATACTGTTTCCGGCTTAACTAGGGGAATTGAAGGAACTGGACAAAAACTAATTCATAAAGTAAACGATATTGTATTCTCTATATCTAAGGCAACGACCTTGGTAAACGAACAATATAACAAACTTTGGTATAATAAGCAATCCGGTGATCCTATCCAACTTAGTGATACTGTTGCTACTAGGTTCTTAAATATTGGGCTAGAATAATAGATAAATAAATGATTATGAATGAAAAACCCATTGATGTAGAGCAACCCAAACACCAAGATTCTACCCCAGGTCCGACTCCGGATGAACAGGGAGGGTTTGTTTTTAGTTCAGTTATTAAGATTTCCGATCCTAATACAAAAGAGATTCTATTACACATGCGAGGCGACGATTAATGTCACAAGTAACAATTCCAATTCAAATCGAGGGCTTTTTGAAAGTATTCGACCCCAACAATGGGGAAGTTTTCTATGATGGTCATAATGCTATCCACTATGAAAATATTAGTGTAGCTATTGCCGATACTCTAAGTAGTCGAGGATATGGGAGCATTTTAAAGATGGCGTTTGGTAACGGTGGGGCCAGTGTCGATGAGACCGGAGTTATCACATATTTACCAACCAATACTACAGGACAGAATGCTTCTTTATATAGTCAAACATATGTAAAAATCATAGATGACACTAGTGTGCTTAACACAGATACTAGTAGAAATAAGATGACAGTTAGTCACCCTACTGGTAAAGTATATTCTGATATTATTATAGAATGTATTTTGGATTACGGGGAGCCAGCAGGGCAGTTAGCATTTGACAATGGTACGAGAAATCAGTCAGCATACGTGTTTGATGAAATTGGTCTAATTGCAGACTACGGAAGTGATGCTAACGGTAATGAACTTACAAAATTACTTACCCATGTTATATTTCACCCGGTTCAAAAGAGTTTAAATAGGCAAATTCAGATTGACTATACAATCCGAATTCAAAGTTTGACCAACTTAATCACGGTTTAAAGATAAATACTACAATATTGCGGAGTAAAACAGAATGGCATATCAAATACTAAGAACTAATGGATCAACCCTGACTACAATTCAGGATGGTACTATTAATACTACTAGCACCTCATTACAATTACCTGGGAGAAATAAAGCAGGTTATGGTCAGGCATTGAATCAAAACTTTGTCAGAATCGTTGAGAACTTTGCTAGTGAAAATCCTCCCCCAAATCCTATTAAGGGACAACTTTGGTATGACACTGGTGCAGGAACATTGAATGTCTGCCCGTCTGACGGATTAACTAGCAAAACTTCTTGGAATACATTAGCAAGTACTGCTGGAGGCGGTGGTGGTGTAACAATTGGATCGCTGAACGTTACTGGAGATGCCGCTGTTAATGGTAATCTTACAGTTGGTGACGCTGGGGGAGTTGGTGGCGATATAGTTAGTGACACATTAACTACCAGGTTAATCGATGTATCAGATACGATTACCACAGTTACCATTAATGCAACAAGTGGGACAATCAATGGTCTAAATACGCAAACAATTACTACCGGCTCAGCGGCAACACCAGGAACAATGACCGGTACTTGGGCAGTAGTCGGGCCAACAACCGGCAACGTAATGACACTTACCGGTAATCTACGCTTTGCAGCTAGCACATATGGTGTAAGGTCAGATAACTACATGTATGCAAATGGTGCATCATTCACACCTACTGGTACATATTCTGATTCTAATGTTTCTGCATATCTAACTGATACTAATGTAAGTGGATTTAAGGGTAACATTGCCCCAACTAAAGTCACTACAAGTTATTTAGGTGCTCCTGGTAGTGGTGGCACTGTTCAAGGTATTTGGACTCTATCAGCTAATGCAAGATTTGAAGCTACATACGCTGACTTGGCTGAAAGATTTGAAGCAGATGCTGAATATGATCCTGGCACAGTTGTTGAACTTGGTGGAGAGAAAGAAGTCACTGCTGTAATAGATGATCTAAGCGATACTGTATTCGGTGTTGTAAGTAACACAGCGGCTTATTTAATGAATAGTCAAAAAGGATACACAGACAAAACACATCCTCCTATCGCAATTGGCGGTCGGGTCCAAGTTAAAATTAAAGGTCAAGTTAAAAAGGGTGATAGATTGGTTAGTGCTGGAAATGGATATGCTAGAGCCGCAACTAAAGAAGAATTAACTGCATTTAATACTATAGGTCGTTCGCTAGGTGATAAATTAGATGATACAGATGGAACTATCGAAGCTATAGTGATGTTGAAATAAAAAGGAATTATAATGGCATATTCAAAAGGCGGAAAAATTCAAGCAGAGGATCTCAATACTCTGATTAATAATGTTAATTCAGTACTAGGTGATTTAGGTCAATCCACACTTAGTACGATAACACAGTATTCTAAAATGACATTTGGTCAATGGAAAGCAGTTCTTGACTCCATGTCAAATCTTGGTAATCAACAAGGAACTGTACTTTCTAGTATTGCTTCTCCTTATACCGGGCAAGCAAGTTCATATGTTGCGGCTCTTATTACTAATAAAAATGCGATTGAATCAAACAGAAGAAATGCAGCCGCACTAGGTACATTTGTATATAATGGAACCGAAGTTACAGCTGGATGGAATAACTTTGTAAAATTTACACAAAGTATAGCTTTTACTAACCAAGCAGCGGCAATTAATTATTTTAATGCAGGTGGTCAAATAGGTTTACAATTCGTACATCCAGCATCCGGTACAGGTATTGACGGTGTTTTTAATGGATTGGCTACAAACTGCGGAACAGTCGTAATGAGTGGACAGAATACAGGCACACGATCAATTGCCGGAACAACATATAATGGTATTACTAAAATTCCCCCCTCATTACCAGCACCCGGCAATTCTCCAACTATTGGTACTAATTTAGGATATGCTGGATTAACAACTAATGGTCAATCATTGTTCAAACAAATTGGTGCAACTTACGTTAATCCATCATTCGGTGGCGGAACATATAGTCAAAACTTTATTGAGGTTGTTGCCTACACCACTAATAATGGTGCAACAGTTAATTTTGAGACTACGTGGGATGAAATTCCCAATGGATTGTTAACTGGAGCAGGATCTTATACCGGACCTGACGCAGTTAATAGGTCTAGAACAACGACATATATTGTTCAACGCCCGCCATCAACAACTTATATTACTAAGTCTTGGGGAACGTTAGTGTTTACTGGTACTGTTACTGGATCATAAAATTCTATAGCATTATGTGTATCCAGTAAATACTGCATGGACACAAAAGAATTAATCAAAGAAGCCAAAGCTAGATTTAGCCACAATTCAACTAAGGCTTATCTAAAAAGCAAATATCAAAGTAAACTTATAGTAGCCGATCAAGGTGGACTATGGACAGCTACACCAAGTCTAATAGCATTTTTATCTTCTACACAAGATAATAATACAGTGTTATTAGATTCATACGACAACCCAGTCAAAGTAGATACAACCAAACTATTAATCAAGTTAAAAGAAACATATCGTGTTACTATGGAAGAATGGTATGCTGAGTTCTCAACATTAGAGAAGACTAGATGAGTAAGGGTGTATTACTATTTGCATTCAATAATGGAACTACTGACTATTTTAAAATGGCAGTAGCCACTGCAAGCAGAGCATATCAATTCTTAAATCTACAAACTACAGTAGTAACAGACTCTAATACGATTGTAGAGAATTATTTTCATACTTTTGAGAATGTGATAGTAGTTGACTCTGACAATAGTAATCGGGGTGTTGATAATCACATTTGGATCAACAAGGGCAGATATCAAGCATATGACCTATCTCCATATGATGAGACACTATTATTAGATACTGACTATCTAATCAACAGTGATACCTTATTAAAACCATTTGAACTGTATGATGATTTTATGTGTCATAATACCACTGAGTTTTTAATGAAGTCTAAGGCTGAACAAGAGAAAATAAGTAAGTACTCCTTCAACACACTTTGGGCAACCGTGATTTATTTTAAGAAGACAAAGAAAACCAAACTAATATTTGATACTATGAAGATGGTTCAAGAAAACTATCAACATTATATTAATATATACAATCCTACAGTAGGATTCTTTCGCAACGATTTTGCATTGACTTTTGCATTACGCATAGTACATGGGCAGACGGAAGATATGAGAAATTACATCCCCTGGTCACTGACGCATGTTGATAAAGATGTTATGGTTGTACCAAACAAGCATCATACTTGTAATGAATCTTATACGTTATTATATGATAACCAGACCCGATATAAAGTTAAGAAAGAGTACATGATAGTAACAGATAAAGACTTTCATATGCTTAGTAAAGAAAACTTTATGGAGGTAGCATGAATAGAGGATTTGTAATTATGGCACAGAACACAACGTCTGTTGACTATGTAAAATGTGCAGAACAGTTATCTAATAGTATTAACAAAGTCATGCCTGATGCTAATGTAACAATTATAACAGATAAGCTATTACCCTACGGTGATTTGGCAGTTGATAGTGATTGGAAGTTAATCAATGATTGGCAAGTATACGAAGCTAGTCCATATGAATACACCATCAAACTAGAAGCAGATATGCTTATTCCACGAAACATAGACTATTGGTGGGATATACTTAAAGAACATGATTTGATTGTCAGTGGTACTGTTAGAGATTACACCAACGGTATATCTAATATAAAATCATATAGGCAATTCATAATCAACAACAATCTACCTGATGTGTATAATGCAATTACATATTTTAAGAAATCAGATAAGGCTGAGCAGTTCTACAAGATAGTACGAAATATTTTTGAAAATTGGAATGAATTCAAATCTAACTTAACGTGTGAGACATCAGAGATTGCGACAACAGATTGGGCATATAGTATTGCTTGTCATATTATGGGTGTAGAAAACACTACTTTACCCAATTTTAGTGAGTTTAGTTTTATACACATGAAACAATTCATAAATAATCTAATGATAGATGACTGGACCAAAGAGTTATTGTTTGAATTTAACCCATCTCTTAAGGTAAATACTATCGTACAAGAATATCCATTTCACTATCACGTGAAATCGTTTAGTAATATTATTGGAGAACATTATGGAAAATGAAGAAGAATTATTTGATCTTGAAGAAATGCTTATCAACTTTTCAAAAGATATTGAACCTAAATTACCCGTTCCTTTTGAATTTAGGTTGTATTATCGTGAAGATGGTAGTATAATAACGTATTCATGTGAAGAACTTGAGGGTAATTATGTTGTTATTGACGCCGAAACATTTGCTAGTGGCAGAATTGATGTTAGAGTTGTTAATGGGAAGATAGAAGTAATAATCCCCACATTTATAATTAACAAGCTAGTTGAAGCAGAAGACGGGATTTCCTGTGCTGCCGAAGATATTAACATCCCGGTTTCTAATGACCATGAAGGTGAAAGTACGAAATGGACAATGAAACACGATGAGTTCAAATTTAATTGATGTAGCAGATTTAGATTGCATTTACCTAAGCTATGACGAACCACAGAAAGAAGAATTCTGGTTAAAAATTAAAAACATGGTGCCATGGGCACGTAGAGTAGACGGAGTTAAGGGCAGCGATGCCGCACACAAGGCTGCGGCAGAAGCAAGCGACACTGAACGTTTTATATTGATTGACGGTGACAATATGCCTAACATGGAGTTCTTTAACTTAGAGTTAGACTTCACAGACAAGCACGAAGATTACAAAAAAGCTCAATATCGTTGGAGAGCAGTAAATGCTATCAACGGATTGCGCTACGGCAACGGCGGTATGAGTTCATGGACAAAAGAATATGTGATGAACATGCGTACACATGAAGCAAGTGATGGCAATGATACACATACGATTGACTTTTGTTTAGATTACAGCAACAGTTTATATTGGAGTATGTACGATTGCTACTCAACAACATACCCCAACAATACACCTTTTCAAGCATGGCGTGCTGGATTTCGTGAAGGCGTTAAGATGTGTCTAGTCAATGGTAAAAAGCCAGACATTGATGATTTTACACGTAATGTACCTGGACGTAACTTTAACAACTTAACTATATGGCACAACGTTGGATTAGATGTAGAGAACGGTGATTGGGCAATATATGGTGCAAGATACGGCACTTATATGACAATGTTAGAACATTGGAATTCAAAAGATGTTCAATGGTTTGATAATCTTGCAAAATTATGGGAACATATCAAAGATGTTAATCCTAGACAAAATGCCGAAAGCATTGGTGGACAGTTAAGAGATAAATTAGGACTACCAATATGTACGATGAGCGTTGAACAAAGTAAGTTCTTTAAACGTCATTATAACAGTGACAAACACAACCTAGGTCCTCTAGTACGTGAGATAGATGTAATACGAAAAATAGAAGGTTGGTAAACAATGTCAGATTTTAATAATCATATCAAGATAGTAAAAGAGAAACTAGATACAGTTAGTCCTAGTTTTTGTGTGGCTAAATGGAAACAAGTTACAATGCACTTACAGAACGGACATACACATAGTTGTCATCATCCGTCAACACACTTAGTACCGTTAGATGAAATTGCTTCAAACCCCACAGCACTACACAATACTAATTATAAAAAATTACAAAGAAAATTGATGATAGAGGGTGAAAGACCCAGTGAATGTGATTATTGTTGGAAAGTAGAAGATCAAACCACTGATAGTTATAGTGACAGGGTTTATAAAAGTTCAGATCAATGGGCATTACCTTATGTAGATGATATTGTTAGCAAGCCTTGGGATGATAATGTAGATCCTAGTTATGTTGAAGTTAGTTTTGGTAATACATGTAATTTTAAATGTAGTTACTGTGCCCCTCATATTAGTAGTCAATGGATGGAAGAAATTGAAAGATATGGTCCATATCCTACTAGCGGTAAATTCAATAATTTAGAATGGATCAAATTACAACAGATGATGCCTATTCCAAATAGAGATGAAAATCCCTATGTTGAAGCATTTTGGAAATGGTGGCCTACTATGTATAAGAGTTTGCAACATTTTAGAATCACCGGTGGCGAACCCTTATTAAACAAAAACACTTTCAAAGTTTTAGACTATGTTATTGACAATCCAAATGCAAATTTAGAATTATCAATTAATACAAATCTAAATCCTCCGGATGATATATTTGATAGATTTATTGAAAAACTTAATATCATTATCAGTGAAAAGAAATTAAAAGAATTGAAGCTATTTACTAGTGCTGAAGCACATGGTAAGCAAGCTGAATATATTCGTTTTGGTATGAATTATGATACTTGGTTAACTAATTTACATAGATTATACAAAGAAGTCCCGGGTATACAAATTACTATTATGAGTACATACAATATATTGAGTATCCCAAGTTATGGTAAGTTTCTAAATGATATATTAGAAATTAAACGAACTTACGGTGAAGTAGTTAACAAGCGTAAGAATCCCAATCCAATGATATTAGATATACCTTACTTACGATATCCAGAACATCAATCAATATTTTTGATGGAAGCGTCAATGGTTGATATGATTTTTGACCAAGTAACTTTCATGTATAGAAATTTGCAAAATAAAGATTGGATGGGAACATCTAATGATGGATTCTATGAGCATGAAGCGGAAAAATTAAAACGTATATATGAGATGGGTCTACACTCAGTCACTAATAAAAATGAATATGTAGATAACAATCGTAAAGACTTTATTAAATTTGTTGATGAGCATGATTTGCGCCGCGGAACAAATTTCTTAGAAACTTTCCCTGAAATGAAAAACTTTTATAATAATTGTAAAAACCTATTATGAAATTTATAGCGCATCGCGGGAATTTATTAGGTCCTGATATTGAACATGAAAATACTACTAATTATATACAACATGCAATTAACAAAGGATATGATGTAGAAGTAGATGTATGGTATATAGATGGTAAACTTCTATTAGGGCATGATGCCCCCATGCATGATACTAATTTATCTTTTTTGCAACGCCCTGCAATATGGGCACATGCTAAAAATTTACCAGCGTTAGAGTACTTACTAAATAACATTGTTCATTGTTTTTGGCATGAAAATGATGAACGGACGTTGACTAGTCAACACTATATTTGGACATACCCTGATAAAGAAATAGTAGAAAATAGTGTTTTAGTCGTGTTAACCAAACATTTAAATTTAATAGATAATAATATTTACGCAGTATGTGGGGATTACGTTGAAATTTGGAAATCCTAAGATTGCACTATGTTTTAGTGGTCAACCAAGAACCTGGCGAAAATGCTTAGAGTCTTGGAAATTGCACAATGTATTTACCGATAATGTAGATGTATTTTGTCATATTTGGGATTTTAATACAGTGCCAAACTGCGTTGCTGTTGGTAAAGATATAAAAAATCAGATATTACCTCAGGACGAAATTAATGAGTTACTTGCAATACTTAAGCCAAAAAAATATTTGATAGAACCAGTGAGAACTTTTACACCTATCAAAGAATCTCAACCTATTACTTTTTCTAATTTCTTAAGCCAATTTTATGGCATTATGGCAAGTGCTAGATTAAAACGAGAATATGAAATTGAAAATATGATGCAATATGATATTGTTATCCGAATGAGGTATGATGCTTTTTTTACTGATTCAATTTTCCCTAATCAACAAGTTCATCTACCGCAAGATAACACAATGTATTGCCATCATCTGGCATGGAATCATCTTTTAAATCGAGGTAGAATTGGTGATATATTTTGGTATGCTGACTCACAAACCTATGATATTATTGGTGATTATTATTTAAATTTAAATTCAGTAGAACTAAAATTTGTTAAAGATTTCAATGAACATGAAATATTTTTTCATTATATTAAAAAAAATAATATTCAATTGAATATTAATAATTGGGATATTAAATTGTTTCGTGAATCGTCAGAACTAGCTTTTTCTAAGGACAAAAATGGATTTGAGACCTGGTAAAATTGCAATCTGTATTAGCGGGATGCTTAGGACAGGTATCAAAGCATATCCCTGTTTTAAGCATTTTTTCAAAGATTTAAATGCAGATGTGTTCTTCCATACATGGGGTTTAGATAACGAGACATTAGATACTGTCAATAACTTATACGAACCAATAGGCTATATAAATCAACAACCATTCGAAACCATTTCAATGGGATCATTTGGTAATATGTTTTACAGTATTATGATGGCTAATGAATTGAAAAAGAAATACGAAATAAAAAATAATTTTCGATATGATTTAGTTATAAAAACTAGGTTTGACTTAATTTTTCCTGACACCAATATATTTGCTAATAACAAAATTAGCCCTAGAACCATTTATAGTTCAGGGGGAGATAATGGAATCAATCATACTGATTATGAACATCATGGGATTGCTGATTTGATTTTTTGGGGTGATAGTGAATCTATGGATATTGCCACTAACACTTTTATGTATTATAAGCACACAGCATTGCCAAAGAATCAACTGTTGATTTCAGGCATTCAATTTGATCCTAAAGCTATATTTTTAAGTCCAGGCAATCTGATTTATAATACATGTATCAACCAAAATATACACTTAGTTAAATTTGCATCATGGTTAGGGGAAGTACCTTGGCGCGATGATGTAGACCATTTAGATCCCTTTAGGGATTATGCTTTAATAAGAGAAAGATACCGGCAAATATGAGAAAAATAGTAGTAGTAGGAGACAGCTGGACATATGGTAGCGAGATTAAAGATCCAGCGTTACCCAACACAATCAATGATTGGGATGCAGAAAATGATTCATACAGAATTCCTAAAATTTGGCCAACTAAGTTGGGAAACTTATTGGGGACTTCCGATGTAATTAATCTAAGTTATCCTGCAGCCAGTAATGACCGTAGTGTTAGACTTTTAGTTGGGTGGTTGACACAAGAATATCTAAGTAAAAACAAACCTACCGATGAATTGTTTGTTGTAGTAGGATTAACTAGTCCAGAAAGAAAAGATTTTTTCTATATAGATGAAAAGATAAGTAATTGGATTACTATATGGCCAATGTGGACACATGATTATATGCAAGAACCACTGCGTAGATTTGGACGACTGTATGCCGAACATTTTTGGAATATAGAAGAATCAACACATAGATATCTGCAACAAATTTTCTATTTACAAACATTATTCAAACATTATAACATTAAATTCTTATTCTTTCAAGCATTTTATCAAAGACAAGACTTGCATATTAAACAATGGACAGATGATCCCTATTCCAGACACTACCAAAGTCAGCCTGACAAAATGATATGGGATCTAATTGATGATAAAACGTTTATGCATAAGAACGATAAGATACATAGTTTTCATAACTATATTACAAAGAATGATCCTGACCCTGAAAAGAAATCAGTAATCCTAAATATGCATCCTAGTGAACTGGGACATACGATGTGGGCAGAGCATATGACAGACTATCTTAAGGAGAATAATTTATGGTAACACACATTGCAACATGCGGTGATAGTTTTGGTGTAGGTACTGGATTACCTCAGGATAGATGTTTTGAAGATAGTTTTGGGGGAATTATTGCTAGTCATTTCAATCTACCTCAGAAAGTATATGCTCGGGCAGGTTGCTGTAATTTTGTCATTTATCTTCAAATTAAAAAGATAATAGAACAAATTGAAAAAGATGAAACGTATAAACCTTTCGTATTGGTTACTACTACTTACCACGAAAGATTAATCTTTCCGTTAGATAACGGCACAATATATAAAAATCCAAACTTATCAGATGTTGAATATAAATCATATAACCCCTATCATGATACAACACATGCTAAGGGCAGAGAATTGGCTTTTGAATCAAAAAAGAATACAAGATTAGTAGCTGAAACTATTTCAAACATAAAACATTTTCAAGATGGAAAAGCCGATGGAATAGCAAGATTATTTGCAAAAGTAGATAAATCAAAACTTGAAGCAATCAAATCATACTATACGGATATATTTGACACCGGTATTAAAAGTGAATATGACCAAGCATTAATTATTACAATGAGTTTTTTATTGAAAAAATTTAACATCCCCCATGTTATTATGGGTTATCCGTCATTAGAACTTACATATCTTGAAAATTTTATGCCAAATGATTGGGGATATTATACTAGATTATATCCAGACACTATGGGCAGTTCACATTGCAATGAAGAAGGAAACAGGCTCGTAGGTGAAAATGTTATTAACTTTATTAAAGAACATCACTTGATATGAATATATTGTTTGGATTATGTGGCGCGGGTAAACGTTTTCGTGATGTAGGGTACACCATACCTAAATACATCATTGATGTTAATGGATCTCCCATGATTGAACATGCAGTAAAGACTTTAAAAATTTTGGGCGATGTATTTTTTATTGTATTGAAAGAACACATAGATCAATACCCGCAAATTAAAGATATATTGTCACCTATGGGTACTATCATAGTTAGCGAATTTACTACTCAAGGTGCCGCGCAAACATTGTTACTAGCCAAAGATTATATTGATTTAACTAAGCCCTTGATATCAGCTAACGGAGATCAATATTTAGATTGGGACTCTAGTTGCTTTAATTCAATGCTATGCGATTATCCTAATACTTCATATATTTTAACATACAAGGAAAATGATACTAAGTGCAGTTATATTAAAAAAAATGAAAAAGGTGATATTATTGAAGTTAGAGAGAAACAAGTTATAAGCAATGACGCAACTGTAGGAGTGTATCATTGGGCCAGTGCATCTGATTTTTTTAAGGACGCAGAAACAATGATTGCAGCAGATTATAGAGAGAACGGGGAGTATTATGTTGCGCCAGTATACAATTATTCAATAAAGCGTGGCTTGCAAGTTAAAAATTACGAATTGTCTGATAAAGAATTTTGGCCGATAGGTACACCAAATGATTTGGAAAACTTTTTAAAAGTGATACAGCCCAATGATTAAAAATATATTAATAGTTACTTGGAATCAAGATTGGCATCAATGTTCTAATATGTTAATTCCTTCTATATCTAAATTTATCCCCGGAGCTAATATTAAAATAGTTGATACTACATTTCATACACCCTCACCTATAATCGCCCCTAGCTTTAGTAATATAACATACGAAGTATTACCTGCAATACAATTATTAGAAACACTAGAACCTTGGAAAGGCGACAATCATAATGAAGGTTGGATGTACCAACAGATGTGTAAATTAGCAGGATACAAATTATTTGATAGTGAATTTGTAGTATTAGATTCTGAATTAGTAATACTTAGAAAATTTGATAAATGGCCTACATATTGTAGGCTAACAGCCAGTAATACTCATTTTAATAAATTTATAGAATATGCTAGTGCTAGATTGAATATTGATTGCGAAGGTCATTGTTTTTTAGAACCGTGTGTTCCGTATATATTAGATCCTAAGATTTTAAAAGAAATAGTTTCAACATTTGGGTCATTTGCAGAATTATATAAATGGTTTAGCACACATTCGGAGCCTAGTGAATTTATACTTTACGATTTATTTAAATATAGAAAAGACTTGCAACAAGACATTAATAACCAAAATATACATGAAAGCCCGGTAATACAATTTATAATAGACAATAAACCGTATGTTTTGGATAGTAGATACGATTTTGCTTTGATTAACCGTGATACCTATAGAAATTTTGGAAAATAGATATGAAAATAGCACACATAGAACGATTCACAAAGGGTTGGTTTGTTGGTAACTTTGATCCTAGCTTGTTGAAAGCTGATTTTGAAGTAGGACTGCATCAACACAAAGCCGGAGAATTCCACCAAGATCATTTCCATAAATTAGGTACAGAGATTAATGTTATGATAGAAGGTCGCTTACTATTAAACGGAAATGAGTTCGGCCCGGGTGAAATTTTTGTATTAGAGCCATACGAAATTAGTCAAGTAGAGTATCTAACAGATGTTAAATTAATCGTAGTTAGAGATATTAGCGATCCTAATGACAAATATGAAGTAGAGATAAAATGAACATTTATATCAATGAGATACCCACAGACCATATCAAAGTAACATATCAGGTTACCTCTACTAAAAATCTATCTATTGCGGCAGAGGCAATTGCTATAGGACAGAGTATCGGCAACCCATCTGTACGAAATGAGTTTGAATCACCTGAATTAGTTAGTAATCATTCTGCTAAAATATTAGGAGATAAAAATGAATTGTCTAAAATAACTGATGGTGAAATAATTATTGGTTATCCGTTAGTAAATATTAATTGGGATGAAGATGGTGTATCACAACTACTTTGTATGATTCAAGGTGGACAGCTTGACATAGACCATATAGTTAAGTGTAGAGTAACTGACATTGATATAACTAATTTGCCTATGCTTAAGCCAAAGTTTGGTCTTTCAGGTATAAGAGAACTAACTAAAACATATGATCGACCTTTATTAGGATGTATATTAAAACCTAAGACAGGACTACGCCCTAAAGAGCTATCATTATTAGTTAAGGAAATGATTGCTGGCGGGGCTAACATTATTAAAGAAGATGAAATTTTAGGATCACCCTCATACTGCAATTTAGAATCACGCTTACCCTACATTAGAGATATTATACAAGATAAGAATGTAGTTTATCTTACTTGCATTAACAGCAATCCAGACAAACTTATAGAAAAGTCTAGTACTGTTAGGATGCTAGGAGTTAATGGTATACATATTAATATCTGGAGTGGTTTAGGTAGTTATGCCGCTGTTCGAAATAAAAATTATCCACTAGTCATGCATTACCAAAAGAGTGGTGATAAGATTTTAACCAATATACATAATCCATATGGTATCGATTGGATAGTTCTATGCAAGTTAGCAATCATTAGTGGTATCGATACTATACATGCCGGAATGTGGGGCGGATACTTAAGTGATGATCCTGTATACCTTAAAAATATTATGGACACATTAACTAGTCACAATGTAGTCCCTGCATTGAGTTGTGGAATGAATGCAACATTAATACCACAAGTTACCGCTAAGTTTGGTGTTGATTACTTAGCGAATGTAGGCGGGGCGTGTCATACACATCCTGATGGAATTAAGGCTGCTGTACGGGAATTACGAAATGCCATCGACAGATAACATCACAATACTTAAAGGCGGTTCTTTAAATTCGACATGCCTACATGAAAACTCTATGGGTAAGTTTGTTAGAAAAAAAATAGCTACAGATAAGAATAGAGAATATGGATATGTTCGATGGTATAGTCAGCTAAAGAAATTACAACGTTATAATAGTATGTTTCCTGGATTTGTTCCAAAGGTCTTGGATGCAGGAGTTAATGATAATGAAGCATACTTTGATATTGAATATATTGATGGTATAGATATTAAGACTTTGTTTAAGAATAATCTAATAGATGATGTAGAAAAGTTGAATCAATCATTATGGGAAGCATTTGACTTGATACATCATAGGTCATATAGTCCACTGCGTAGTTCTCTTATGCTTTACTTTATGGAAGAAGTAGAACAGAAACTACATGATGCACTAGAGTTCCCAGAGTTCAGAGACTTTTACATGATGGATGTATATGAGTACAGGGGTGAAACATTTAGGGGCATGATCGGACAGCACGATAAGTTCAAAAAACTATTCAATAGAGATATTACTAGTGAAGGCTATGTCCACGGCAATCCTACACTTGAAAACATACTATACAATACTGATACAAACAAAATAACCTTTATTGATTTATATGAAGAAGGGATAGTTGATAGTAGATATTCAGATTATAGTCAGGTGTTACAATGCAGTAATAGTCACTATGGATTGATAAATGATTCAATAGTAACAATTAATGATAATCAGATTATGTCCGATTATATTATACCAGATAAATTAGCAGAGTTCAATTCGTTGTTTATAGAAAATATTGAAGACAACACATCGTTGGTAATGCTATTTGAGGCTACCCAATATTTTAGAATGTTACCGTTTAAGTGTCATAGTAGTAACATATCTCACGCTAAGTTTTTTTATGGGTATGGATGCTATCTAGTAAATAAATTACTATGATATGTAACATAAAAACATCACTCCCGATTGAATTTGAAATCCGTAAAGCTGTCAACGTATTATCGTTATCCGAAATTACTAGTAAAAGAAAAATTGTTATAATTGACAGAAATGTTTATGAGTTATATTCCGATCAACTATTTGATGACGTAGATTCGTTGTTATTTATAGACTCGTCCGAAGAAAACAAAGATTGGACAACTGCGGAAATGGTACTAACCTTCTTAGAAGAAAATAAAATATTACGTAGGTCAGAACCAGTAATAGCAATAGGTGGCGGAGTCTTATTAGACTTAGTAGGATTTTGCTGTAGCATATATCGTAGGGGTATTCCTTACATTCGTATACCCACGACATTACTAGCAATCGTTGACGCTAGTGTGGGAGCAAAAACAAGCGTAAATCATTTTAATAGAAGAAATCGTTTGGGTAGTTTTTATCCACCACAACTAACATTGATTGACACTACGTTTATCAAAACACAATCTGATAGAGAAATATCTAATGGCTTTGCAGAGATATTAAAATTAGCAATCGTGTTAGATAGTAAGTTGTTTGAATTAATAGAAACAGATTCAGATAAGTTACTACAGTGCAAATTTCAAGATACCGCACATTCAACTGAAATAATTGAACGGGCAATTGCAGGTATGACCAAAGAACTTAATGATAATTTGTGGGAGCAAGAATTAGAAAGACCAGTAGATTTTGGTCATTCATTCAGTCCCCTAATTGAAATGAAGAACGTACCTAATCTACTTCACGGAGAAGCAGTTATACTAGATTGTTTATTAAGTTGCTGTATATCAACTGTTAGAAACCTTCTCTCAGCGGATGAGTTAACTAGAATATTTAATTTGACTAGAAAAATGAATCTACCTGTAACTCATACTGATTTTTTAAATAGCACATTATTGTTAGAAGGCTTGTCTGATGTAATGAAGCACAGAAACGGAAATCAATACTTACCTATACCAACATCTATTGGACAGTGTAAAATCATCAATGACCTAACACCTGCTGAATTAGAATCAGCAATACAACTAATGAGATTATATGAAAAAGACCATATTGATTACTGGCACTAGTAGTGGTCTAGGTTTAGCTCTGGCAAAACACTATAGCAAGAATCACAATGTTATTGGATTAAGTAGAACCAATGTAGAAATGCCTAATTATACTCATCATATTTGTGATATTAGTAACTTTGATAACGTATCTAAAACATTTTATTCCATCGGTGATAGTAAAATTGATTTACTGATTAATAATGCAGGGGTATTTGATATGGACAAGTTTACTCAAACATCTATCCATACTATTGACCGTGTTATTAATACTAACCTGACAGGTGCCATGTATGTAACCAGATCAGCATTAGAGTCAATGCCAGATCATAGTAAAATAGTCTTTATCAATAGTGTAGCAGGATTAGAAGAATTAGAGAATCAAAGTATATATTGTGCTAGTAAGTATGGTCTAACTGCATTTGCTGGAATACTTGGTAAAGAACTAAGAGACAGACATATCAAAGTCTCTAGCATACACCCCGGTGGGATTAATACCCCATTATGGGATAATACCCCATACCCGTTAGGAGATGCTACTAATGCAATGGATCCAAATTCTATAATAGAAATTATCGACCTAATTGTAAACAGTAAATATGATATTGATTACAAAACTGTCAAAATGTTTCCGTCTATTGAATGGCATAACTGAAAGATAAACTATGAGAAACTTATTTCAAACACTATATTATAATACAATTGGAAAATTAGTTAGAGAATACAAGTATAGAAAACGATTAAAAGAGTTACGTAAACGAGATCCATTTATCTACAAATGAATATACTAGGAATCAGTGCCGGCTTTCATGACGCTGCCATCTCAGTTGTTAACACCCAAGGTGATATACTGTTTGCCGGCCACAGCGAACGCTACAGCAAGATAAAAAACGATGCACACATCAGCGCAGGCTTGATTGAAGAAATCTTCGGATTTGATATTGATACCATTGCCTACTATGAACGACCCTGGGCCAAACAACTGCGTAGGCTTTACAGTGGCGAAGGTGTGCAATGGGGAGCCCTGACTGTAGAGCAATGCTTACAAAGAGAACTCGGCGATCATCTAAAAATTTCCAGAGAACAAAACATCACGGATCCTCTGCATCCTGCTACAAATCTAAGAACCAGATCCTTCAATCACCATCTTAGTCATGCAGCCGGTGGATTTCAAACAAGTCCGTATGATCGTGCTACAGTTGTTGTGATTGATGCCATAGGTGAGTGGGATACGATATCGATCTGGGGAGCCGAGTATGACAAGAGAGGCCGAGCACAGTATAAGAGATTGTGGACACAGCGCTATCCTCACAGCCTAGGTTTGTTTTATAGTGCAATTACTAAGCGTGTGGGCCTACACCCATTAGACGAAGAATACATTACTATGGGCATGGCTGCTTATGGTGATGACCATTACCATGATCTTATGGAGGCAGTATTGATCAGCGATGCAGACTCCATAGAATTCAAACAAAACTTGCACATAGGCGTTAGTGATAAATTCATGGACGGACTGGATCACATGGATATCGCTGCCAGTGCTCAACGTTTGTTACAACGACTAATAGGTAATGTCATGCGTAGAGCCAGGGATTTTAAGTGGTCAACCAATCTTGTGTATCAGGGTGGTGTTGCACTCAACTGTCTGGCCAATAGACAACTAGGAAGATTTTTTGAAAATATTTGGATTATGCCTTGCCCCGGTGATGCTGGCAGTAGTCTTGGCGCTGCTGCTCTTGCTCATGGTGGCAGGATTAATTGGACTACTGCTTTCTTGGGTCATGCTATACCCGGTAACTATCCCGTTAATGATGCTCTTAATCATCTCATTACTAATAGTATTGTTGGTGTAGCAAGTGGGCGTGCAGAATTTGGCCCAAGAGCATTGGGAAATAGAAGCCTACTTGCAGACCCAAGAGGAAAAGAAATAAAGGACCAAGTAAATGCAATCAAACGCAGACAAAAGTTTCGACCCTTTGCCCCTGTTATACTGGCTGAACTGGCTGATGACTATTTTGATATCAAGCCCGGCTGGCATACTCACAGTTATATGCAGTCAGTCGCTAGTTGCCGCGATCCTAATCTTTACCCTGCTATATGTCATGTTGATGGCACCAGTAGAGTACAAACGGTGGCAAAGGATGGATCAGGTATAAGACAGTTGTTAGAAGCCTGGTATGCACAAACAGGTTGCCCAATGTTATTGAACACTAGTCTTAACATACGCGGTGAACCCATGGTAAATGATAGAACTGATGCTGATAGATTTCAGAATTTATACAATGTACAGGTCTTTTCGTGATAGATATAGCGCATAGAAAAAAACTTTGGGATCAAGGATATTGGGAAATACCTGAAGGGTTAGATATAACTAACTTTGACTTCTCATGGAGACCAGAATCACATGATAGACCTTATATACATCAGTTTGGTACCCAGCATCAAAAGACAGGTGGACCAAGATTTGTAATTCCTGAAAATGAGGGTATCAAATATCAAAATTATCAACATGCAATAAGATTGCCTACTCCTGATATCAGATGTTGGCGACCATTGGTATCAAACATAGATTTTGATTATAGCTGGCACCCAGATGATACAGAACCTCCGTTCATTTATGTATTTGGTAACCAATGGCATGACTCAGTTGAAATGCCGACTATACAATATAAAGTTTCAGGTGCAACTGAAAAGAAGTATGTTAATACAATAAAAGCAAAATTATTACCTGATAAAACTAATTGGATCATACCTGATGATATAGAGGATAACTTTGACTATAGCTGGGTTCCTAGCCCCAAAGAACCATCTTTCATTTGGGAATTTGGAACACAATGGCAATCAACCGGTGGACCGAGTTATGTTGCACACGGCGCAACTTATACAAAATACTCTAAAGAATTGAATGCTACTAAGAAAAGTAATAATGAAGATAGATGCTGGAGACCATTATTTCCCAATATAGACTTTGACTATAGTTGGCACCCCGATAAAAATGATCCGCCATACATATATGTGTTTGGCAATCAATGGTATGATAGTTTAACAATGCCAACATTGTTATATAGGGTGAAAGGTGCAACTGAAAAGAAATATATGACTGACATAAAGGTCACGCTAACTCCTAATAAATCTTTGTGGTCTATACCAGATGACATAGAAGATGATTTTGATTATAGTTGGCTACCACACCCTGATGAACCGGCATATATATGGCAGTTCGGCACACAATGGCAGAAGAACGGTGGACCAAAGTATACTGCAATCAATGCAACTGTAGTTAAACATTCTGATTTGTTTAAAGCAACCAAAAAGAATATTAAAGAAAATCGTTTATACAGACCATTAGTGTCAAATATTGAATTTGACTATAGCTGGCACCCGGATGAAGATGAACCACCATACATATATGTATTCGGCAATCAATGGTATGATAGTTTAAAAATGCCGACATTGGTATACCGAGTTAAAAGAGCTACTGAGAAGAAATATATGACTGACATAAAGGTCACGCTAACTCCTAATAAATCTTTGTGGTCTATACCAGATGACATAGAAGATGATTTTGATTATAGTTGGCTACCAGACCCCATAGAGCCACCATTTATTTGGCAGTTCGGCACACAATGGCAGAGGAACGGTGGACCAAAGTATAATGCACTAGGAGCAAACATAATTAAACATTCTGATTTGTTCAAGGCAACTAAAAAATCTAATATTCGTAATTGGCGTTTTATTGAATCTATTAATAAAGAAACATTTGACTTTAGTTGGCACCCAGATGAAACAGAAGAAAACTTTAACCACATTGTTGGTACTAAGTTTCATACACCTGAGATAATGCCTGCAATTATGTATCGTGGACACAATGATGCAAGAACTAACAAATATACTACAGAGATATGTGCTGATTTGACGATAGATAAGATTGTATATGAGGATAGCATATTTGATGCATGTATGGAACATAAATTCTCTACTGCTTATGCACATTTTGTAAAGAATACTAATAGCAACTACACACATGATTTGATTAAGGCTGATAATATCAGCGTACATTTATTTCCAAGCGAGGCGATTATTCCTAAGTCAGCAGTTACATTCTTCTATGATAAGATTACTGACTATGACCATGTTATTGAACATGAATTTGAAGAAACAGTTGAGCCACTAGATGTTATATTCTTTAGTAACGGTGAAGCATGTGCTGATGACAATTATAATCATTTATTGTCACTTAATTTACCTAATAGAATTGTGCGTATTGACAGAGTGAAAGGTCGTGTTGCAAGTCAACATGCGGCAGCAAATGCTAGTAATACCCCCTGGTACTTCTTGGTAAATGCTAAGTTAAAAGTAAGAGATGACTTTGACTTCAATTGGCAACCAAACATATACAAATCACGTAGACACTATATATTCAGAGCAACTAATCCTGTAAATGGATTAGTGTATGGTCACCAAGCTATTGTCGCAAACAATAAGAAACTTACTTTGAACACTGTAGTTCGTGGGTTAGACTTTACAATGGACAGTGCAACAGAAGTAGTTGACATTAACTCCGGAGTAGCAATGTACAATACTAGTGCGTGGGATACTTGGAGAACAGCATTTAGAGAAATGATTAAACTATGTTGCAACACAGACCAAGATTCAATTGACAGAGGCGCAGCCTGGTTGAATAAGGGTGACGGAGACTTTGGGGAATACAGCAAGTTGGGTGCAAAAGATGCAGTTGATTATTATGACAGTGTTGATGGTAATATGGAAAAACTTATGCTAAGTTATGATTGGGAATGGTTGTATCAGTATTACCAAAATAGTTGACCTTAACTAAATACTATGATACGATAAGGACTGTCATGGAACTAGTACGATACAGAGATGCGGGTATGAATACATATACTTGGTTTTATGTAAATGACAAAAAACATTGTATTAGTCCTTTTTTTGATAGTGAGCAAGAAGCCAAAGATTGGTTTGAAAAAGTTTTTGATGGTGATGAATGAGTGATGAAAAAATAACATTATTTGCGAACGGATGTAGTCATACAGCTGGTTCTGAAATAGAACATGAGTACCAAGGATATTGTTATCATAAAGCCTGGCCCCGCTGGTTAGCAGATGATAAAAATTGGAATTGGGTTAATAAAGCGGAACCAGGCGGAAGTAATGAGGGAATTAGTAGAAGTACTATTGAATGGATTACTCAGAATGTGGTTATTGAAAAAAAATATAATCATACTAATTTAATAGTAATGATTCTGTGGTCGGGCTTTAATAGATTTGAAGTATGGAATCCCGGAGACGGTAAATTTATATCAGTCTCAGGTATTAGTACTGATGAAGCACCAGATATAATGGAATATATTAAGTTAAGAACAATAATAGATTTGTCCCCGGTAACTGAATATAAAAATCTATTGGATATGTACCTTACTGCAATATTCTTAGAATCACTGAATATTAAATATTATTTTGCTAATGCATTGTACGATTGGCCAACAGTGGAAGAATTCACCGGTAACAAATGGTTATCTGACCGGTATGAAATAATTTATAAAGCATATGGAGATAGAAGACACCGACATTTAGGATTTACTGATCCAAAAGAACGTTTTGGGGAATACTTAACACAGTACCCACTTAGTCCGTATGCACGGTTCGGTCATTGGGGAGTAGATGGTCATCAAAAATGGAAAGATTACTTATTACAATGGATGAGTCAATTAGATAATCCGATAGATATCATCCAAAATAATTGACAACAAAGCTGAATAAATATATACTGTAAGTTATTGCTGTATGAAGTACAAGAGTAAGGTTTTATGTTTGAAAAAGTCTTTTATGAAATTTAGGAGTAATTATGAAAAAAGTATTATTTGGATTAATGTTAGTATCTAGTATATCTTATGCACAAGATGTATATGTGATTAGTAGTCAGCCTAGATTTGTGACAATGCAACAACAGCAATGCCGCACGGTATCACAATATGAAGATAACAGTGGAGTCGGTACTGTAATTGGTGCAATCGCAGGTGGTGTCATTGGACATCAAATCGGCGGCGGCTTTGGTCGTGATGTAGCAACAGTATTAGGCACTGGTATAGGTGCTTCAGTTGGTCAACGTATTGGCCAGGATCAACGTCAAGTTGTAAACAAACAAGTTTGTGATTTAGTGCCCGTCACTATACAACAAGGTGAAGTTGTAACATTTAATTACAAAGGACGAGTGTTTACACAAGTTTTTGGTAATTGATTTAAGATTTTTATGTTTGAAAATTGGCATTGGGTTTATATGTGGGGCATCTTAGTTATAGTCAACTATATGTTCTGGATAGTAAAAAGTCTTTTTGACAACGTGAAAGAGTAAGAACAGCGTAAACCTGCTGAGGAAACACTGGCGACACGGGAGTTCAATTCTCCCCACCTCCACCAAAAGCACATTCGGTATGCACATAGCATACAGAGACATTAGAAACATGATTGTGCTTTTGATGGGGGTGACATGGGATCGACCGACAGGATAGTACAAAGATTAGGCGCTCATCAGAGTAGATGTTAAAACTAAACAAAAGTAACCGCAAACGACTCACAGTTCGCATTAGCAGCCTAAACACTGCTTAGGGTAAGACATACCTCGTAACAGAAAATCAGAAAAGGCTCTTCGGAGCCTTTTTCTCTAAGTGTTTACACTTAGTAAGAACAATGAATTTCACTATGTTATTTTTGATTTTTCCGTGTATAATAGTGATACATACTATGACAGTATGTCAAACTTAACCAGGAGAAAACTATGTGGACAAAACCAACAGCATCTGATATGCGTTTCGGTTTCGAAATCACGATGTATATTGCCAACCGCTGATATACATTGAAATCAAGAAAAGGGCACTAGTTGCCCTTTTTTCTTTACTACGTTAGATAAATCTATATAATAGAACGTCAACTTAGGAGATATCATGTCAAGTCTAACTACTTATTTTGAAAACAAAGCATACAAACCCACATACTTTATTGGTGATCGTGTGTTTGGGCATTACAATAAAATTCCATTTATAGCAAGCGTGGGCAATGACCGAGTTATAGGTCTTGATGGTCCGGACATCACAGTACATTTAGATTTACCTATCAAAGTAGATGGTGTAGTTAAGACTATGCTTATAGTCAAACACAAAGATATCAAGCCCTTAAAGGAGTTTAAATGATATTAGAAGTAATTGTATATGGATTTTTTACAGCATTTGGATGGTGGGGTGCAAATCATTATATCATTGAACCCTATTTTCCACCTCCAATAGAGAAGAAAGAAGATTCAAAAAAATGAGTACTGAACAAGACAAATTCAACCATTCTAAGCGTTTACTCAAGGATGAAAACGCTATTAAAAAACAAACCAAAATTGCTAAATCAGCAGGTTTAAAAGTTGACAAACCGCACAAGTTTGTTAAACATCATGCATTGGACTGTGGTAATCCAGAATGTTTTTTATGTGGTAATCCTAGAAAAACACATAAGGATAAGTTAACTACACAAGAGAAACGTCTCTTCCAAAATGTTGAGACCGTACGTGACAAACATAGTAATGGTTTAAAAAGTGACGACACCTGAAGAGAGTAATAGTGCAAAGGGTCGTGATAGTTTTGATGCTAATATCGGGGATTCATTAGTTCATTTTCTAAATCGTAACGTAACACCTTACGCCACAAGCACACTGGGACCTAAATTTGATTTGATTCCTGTAACTCAGCAAAAAGATATAATGATTAACCATGCTAGGATGTATGCCCAGCAAGAATATGACCGCATTATTGAATTAGTAACTGTATTACAAAAACAAGCTGATGATATCAAACGTAGACTAGAAGTTACTGATTTGGTATATTCCGCAGAATATAATTTTCAAATAGTAATGGGCAACTGTTATTGGCTAGTATGGCAAAAACGTCATTCCAAAACATTGTTAGTTCATACTGGGCCAACTGAATGGTCTACTGGAATTCCTGAAGACTATGAGTACATAATACAGGTTAAATATATGGGTGATCATACCTGGCAAGAGATTGTGTGATTGTAATATTACTGTCACACAATTCCTTCTAAATATTAGACTACATAGAAAATTACCCAGGCTAAGATTTTAAATAAATAATTGCTTGACATTTGTGCATTTTAAGTATATAATAGGTAAGTTAAACACAGTAAATTAAAAAGGAGAAATTATGAAATTTACAAAACTAGCGGTTGCATTTGCAACATTATTGATTGCAGGTTCAGCAGTAGCGGGTGGCTATGCATCATTAGAATATTCTGATGAAACTAATCGTGCAACAGATGCCACAAACATCAAAGAAGCAATTGTAATCGGCAACAAAGTTGGCGACACAGACTACAGCCTTAAAATGGAAAACAGCCAAACATCGTTCGGTAGTGGTTCTATTACACAAGGTCTAGAAGTTCGTGTAAGACAATCTTTTGGTGCCAAGGGTGCTATCCGTCCTTATTTGGGTGTTCGTTTAGGTGAAAAGGTATCTAGTTCAACACACTTCAGTCACTATGCTGTTGATGCAGGAGTTAAAATTCCTCTTGGCTCAGGTTTTACTGGTGATGTAGGCGCACGTTATCGTGATGCATTTGATACATCAAACAACTACACTACGCAACGTGCCCATGTTGCAGTTGGTTATGACTTAACTAAACAAGACGCAGTTGCAGTTCGCTGGAGCCGTACCTGGGGTGATGAAGAAAAAGACGCAGTACGTTTACAGTACACACGTAGTTTCTAATTTGTGAGTAGCAGTAATAAATCACTGAGTGGATTTATTGAAGTCTTTGAGGGAAGGTTACACAAAATTCGTGACCAGCTTAAGGAAGAACTAGATAAATCCAAATCAGAAAGATCTAGGACAATGATTAAACATCTACTGCGTGACTACAAGAAACTTAATAAGTTTTTAAAAGAAGTCAGACAGGAACATGCAAAGAAGTGTCCTCACTGCGGAAAACATATTTAAAATCGACCGCAACGATTGAGCGGACACTGGAACTCGTAACCAGTACTAAGACCCGAAAGGGTCTTTTTTTTACGACTGTGCTGGTTATAGGATAAATACGGTACAGGAGATACATTATGAAAATTGAGCAAGCAATTGATTGGCAAAAAGTAAAGGCTAGCCTGCTCAAACAAATGAAGGGTATTGGATATAATCCTGACTTTAGTAAGATGATTAAGAATATTGACTCAATGGTTACAAATTTGAGCAAGGTAGAAGTGGAAGCAAGAAGAATTCGCAAATCTAATATGATTCAAAATCAATTAGATGGCATCAACAAAGCTATTGACCATTTAGAAAAGTTACTCTTGATAGCACAATTAATGAAGTAACAATTAATATTGCCTTTCTTGGTTGACAATAAATCATGCCTGTAGTATACTTACTGTATGGAAATAAAAATCTTAGCACACGGTAACACTAACCCTGATAAAGTTATCATGGTAGAAAAAACCGTCAAATTCTATGCCAAGTACTTGAACATAACAAGTTTTAAGTATAAAGTATACGTTTGTCTAGCACCTAAGTTGCGTCAAAAAGACGGTAACAACGGCATTTGTAGCAGAACCGGCGACAAAGAAATCAGTATAGCAGTGGATAGTGCTTTAGCATTACCTCAGTTGTTAATGACTCTTGCTCACGAAATGGTTCATGCCAAGCAGTATGTTCGTGGTCAGTATCGTGGTGAAATGTCTCGCAACGGGAAGATGAAACGCATTTGGTTAGGTAAACCTGTTTCAGTTGCATACTTGAAACGTCCTTGGGAACGTGAAGCCTTTCGCCGTGAAGGTGAATTGGCAATGGCGTTAATGAGTACAGTTGCCCAAAAATCAAAAAAGAGTAAGTGAGTTGGTTGACAGTAATTCAGTTTACTGCTATACTATGTTTTCGTTATCAATAAGCCATCAACAAGGAGTTAACAATGGCATCTCATGTAAGTGACAATCACACTATCACTAGTGTGCAAACCCGTAAAGCAATTCTAAGTGCTTTCAAAACTAAACGTCCCGTTTTCTTGTGGGGCCCTCCCGGTATCGGTAAGTCTGATGTAGTTCAGGAAATTGCTACTGAATTAGAAGGTCATGTTATTGACTTGCGTATGGCGCAAATGGAACCCACTGACATTCGCGGTATTCCCTTCTACAATAAAGATATCAACAAGATGGATTGGGCTCACCCAGTTGATTTGCCTGATGAAGAATTTGCAAAACAATTCCCTATCGTTGTATTGTTCTTAGATGAAATGAACAGTGCATCACCCTCTGTACAAGCCGCAGGTTATCAGTTGATTCTGAATCGCCGAGTTGGTAAATACAAACTCCCCGATAACGTTGTTATCGTAGCGGCAGGTAATCGTGATAGCGACAAGGGTGTTACATATCGCATGCCAATGCCCCTTGCTAATCGTTTCATTCACTTAGAAATGCGCCCTGACTTTAATTCATGGCAGACATGGGCTGTGAAAAACAACATTCACAAAGACGTTGTTGGTTACTTATCATTCGCAAAACAAGATATGTATGACTTTGATGCTAAATCGTCAAGCCGTGCATTCGCAACACCTCGTAGTTGGTGTTTCGTTAGTGACTTGTTGAAAGATGAGGACAACATGGATACTGACACACAATTCAATTTGATTGCAGGCGCTGTCGGTGAAGGTCTTGCTGTTAAGTTTACAGCACACCGCAAAATCTCAGGTAAAATGCCTGAACCCTCTGACATTCTTTCAGGTAAAGTGAAAGACTTGTCTGTAAAAGAAATTAGTGCTATGTATGCATTGACTGTTGGTATGTGCTATGAATTGAAAGATGCAGTAGAACAGAAAAAGGTCAAACCAAAAGAGTTCCACGAAATGTCACAGAATTTCTTTGACTACATGATGAACAATTTTGAAACTGAATTGGTTGTGATGGGTGCAAAGATTGCATTGAAAACATATGAACTGCCCATCGAACCTAGTCAGTTGAAAAACTTCGATGAGTTCCACAAGAAGTACGGCAAGTACATTGTAGAAGCCGGTAACTAAGTTTACGTCAACATAAAGTTGACTCCCTCGGAACCGAAAGGTTCCTTTAAGGGTGAGGATAGTGTGAATATTCTCACCCTTTTTTTCTAAAGGATTTTATATGTCAGGTAAGAAATATTTTTATGCATTGGGTCAAAGTGCCCGTGCCCGTGGAATTGGTAAATTAACCGCTGAGAACTTTTACTGTATTGAATCAGCGGATGACTATGCCCGAATCGCATTTGACAAAGGTTTTAGAGGCCTACGTGCTTGACAATAAATACGGTAGGCTATATAATACTAGTATTAACTGATAAAGGAACATGCAATGAGTGAAGTAATTGGCAAACGCAAAAAGAATCGTAGTGATAAATTTGATAAACTTATCGGACCCACTGACACTAAGATTGATAATCTGGCCCGTGAACGATTAGTCGGCGCACGTATTGGTCTATTGTTGCGTCATAGTTTCTTTGGTAATCTTGCTACTCGCATGAAGTTAGTCAATGCTGATGAGTGGTGTGCTACAGCGGCAACAGATGGCTTAAAATTCTATTACAATAGCCGTTTTATTATGATGTTGAAGCCTAAAGAAGTTGAATTCTTAGTAGGTCATGAAGTGTTACACGTTGTATATGATCACATGGGTCGCCGCAATGAGCGTGATCCGCAAATCTGGAACATTGCTGATGACTATGCAGTTAATGCAGATTTAAAACGACATAATGTAGGTCAATTCATTACTACTGTACCTTGCTTATACGAAACAAAATATGATGGTAAGCCGGCAGAGGAAATTTATGATGACCTGATGAAGAATGTTCAGAAAATTAACATTGACCAATTGATTGATATGTTGCTTGACGATCATATGGATGATAGCAATGAAGAAGGTGATGGTGACGGACCTGAAGGCAACGGTGACAAGCCCGGACGCCCTCGCATGACACAAGAAGAAAAAGATCGGGCCCGAGCAGAAATGAAACAAGCAATCATTGCCGCGGCTCAAGGTGCTGAGGCAGGATCACTACCTAAAGGTGTTGAACGTCTTATCAAAGATGTTACTGAACCTCAGATGCCTTGGCGTGAACTGATTCAAACTAACTTGACTAGTGCAATTCGTACTGACTACTCTTGGATGCGAGCCAATCGTAAAGGTTGGCACATGGATGCCATCATGCCCGGTACTACACCCGGTGAAGAGATTGATGTTGTTATTTCACTTGATATGTCAGGTAGTATCAGCAACAAACAAGCACAAGCATTCTTAGGTGAGATCGGTGGAATGATGGATACTTTTGATGGTTACAAGGTACACATATTTTGTTTCGATACTGATACATACAATCCACAAGACTTTGATAGTGAGAACATGGACAGTATTGAACAATACGAACCTCAAGGTGGCGGTGGTACTGACTTTGATTGTATCTTTGATTACTTGAAAGAAAATGCTATTGAACCTAAACGTTTGATTGTATTCACTGATGGATATCCTTTTGGTTCTTGGGGTGACCCTGACTATTGTGATACTACTTGGATCATTCACGGTGACAAGAACCCGAATCCCCCATTCGGTCAATTTGCTATCTACGAGGAAAAATAATGGAAGCTCTATCTATTCTTGGTAATACTTTTGGTACACTATTCTTAATAGGAAGTGTCACTGGTATTTTTTATGTATTCTATCGGTTATTGAAGTATACATTCACTACAGTGAAAGACCATGACGATTAAACTATGACACAATACCTTGCAATGTGGGACATGTACGGTCTTGAATTTGTATTTGATACTACTAAGTGGGAGAAAGAATACATGTGGAGTATTCTTTCTGAAAAACCTAAACCAACCACTCCTAGTATTCAAATGATGATACTAAGAGCAAAAGCAAATCCTCAACGTTGTTATGAAATTTATTCATTCAATGCCGATGAAGGTATAACTGAAGAAACTATTAAAATATCATTTGAATCTGCACCGCAAGGTATGGTAGATTTTATTCGTAAGAATGGACAAAAGATTTATAGTGACCGAGCCACACAGAAAGTAGTAATAACATGATGTACATTGGTACTAGTCTTGGTGGGTGCTTGCTTAGTCTTATGCACGGCGAAGTGTCCGAGGATGAGGTTATGGTCATCATAACTCGTACCGATGCACCTGACTATGATAAATTCATTGGCGTAGTGAAAGCATATCACGCCCAAGGTAATCCCTACGCTAGCAATCCTGGACGATATGAATTAGATGACTATAAGTTAGATGATTTGATTGATTTGGCAACTAGATTATGGAATAATGGTAAAATTCATCAACCTAGAAGTTTTGTTGGATCTATCGGATATAGACACCCATTTCGTGGTGGTGATAGACTTTGGTTTCAAGTTGTTCCGACTATTGATAATGATACACCTGCAGTTGTAGATGCCTACGAAAAATACAAGATGCTGGATATACTAACACGATGAATGTAAATCCTTTGTTGTGGTACGGTGAACGTGAATTACAACATATCCCTCCTCATTTTACAAAAGCACACACTACATTAACAGATGAGTCATTGTTTTGGGTAATGACTAAGTGTCAAGGTCGTTATTCTACTGTAAGTGCAGAGGAAGATGATAATGATATCATGTCTATATTCATACTTACCCGAAATATATATTTTGAAGACCCTGCAGAAGCAATGATGTACGAATTACGCTGGTCTGGCAGTAAATAAATTTACTTATGTAAAAATTGTATTAAATATGTTTAGAACCTCAAGGAGATAAGCATGAGTTTTTTAAGACACGTAGGTAAAATTGGTGATCGTAAAGTTGCAATCATCTTCCGCCAAGTACCGGGCGAACCGCATATGGCTCTAGTGACATACACTGAGACATTAAACAGACATATTCACGATCCAATGATTAAATGCATCGAAAGTGATATCGGGCAAAATAGCAAGGACTTAGCAGATGCATTAAACCGCACTCATACTGTTGATGGTAAATATATTTTACAAGTATTACATCAACAAAAATTGATTAAGAAAGTTCAGACCGAAACAGTAATAGTAACTCCTAATCCACAAACTAAGATTAAACTTATTGATTTAAATAAAATTCTAGATGAAATGGAAGCTGGTGAAAGTGCAGTCAAACGTCTTGCTGAAATTGATGAACTGGCTCCAACTGATATTGCTAGACAATTTAAAGGTACTGCAATATCAGCACCAGAGGGTGTTTTAGCTGATAATGCAATTGCAAGAAGTTTGCGTGATCAGGCTGCTAAAATGGAATTGGAAGCAAAAGGTTTGTTGGCCGAAAGTCAACGACTACAAAAAGAAGCCTCTGACTTAGATGGCGTTAAGCCAAAGAAAACAACTAAGAAGGCTGTAGCAGTAGTTCCAGAAGCCCCAGTTAAAAAACGAGGCCGTCCTGCAAAGGCATCAGTAACCGCATAAGAACATAATGACACCTGAATACATCAGAAAGTGGGAACATATACTTGAAGATGTTGAAAAGAGTAAAGTACCAGTTCAATTCATACGAAAAATTATTGTAAGAATGTCTGGGAAAAAACAACACACTATTAACATCCAGGCATTAATGCGTCAAGGATTAGACCCTGAAGAAGTAGAAGAAGTCATCTCTCGCAAATTACATGAATTAGACCCTCTAATTACAAGTTTTGAATTTGTTTTGAATGTTGAAACAATTGCACAAACAGTACAACCAGAGACAGATAAGTTATTAGGCAAACTATGAAACTTATTATAGCATGTGATCCGAAAGGTGGAATCGGCTATGAGAACAAATTGCCCTGGAGTAACATCGAGGGCGATTTGCCAAGATTCAAGGAACTCACTACGGGTAAGGTAGTGTTCATGGGACGTAACACCTATGAAAGTTTACCTATCAAGCCATTACCAAATAGAACTAGTATTGTTATTACTAGCAGAGTAATTGATGAGGTGCGTACTATGGAAAGAATAACTGTTAGAGATAGTATTTTTTATAAAGATTCCTGGATCATAGGTGGAGCCAAATTAGTTAATACTCATTGGTGGTGTATCGATGAGATACATTTAACCAAGACATTTACCGAATACACTTGCGATAGTTTCATAGATTTGATATACTTAGAAAAACTGTTTAAATTAGAAACAGTTGAGGGTTTCAATGACCATGTATACCAAATTTGGAAAAGAAAATGAAACAATACTTAGAATTACTGCAAGACATTTTAGATAACGGAGAAACAAAAGATGATAGAACTGGCGTTGGCACTATTAGTGTGTTTGGACGTAATCTTCGCTTTGATTTGCGTAGGGGTTTTCCGTCTGTCACTACCAAACGACTCGCATGGAAAGCCTGCGTTGGAGAACTACTCTGGTTCATCGAAGGCTCGCAGGACGAGAGGCGCCTCGCGGAGATTACGCATGGCAGCAAAGAAGGCACCGTAACAATTTGGACACCAAACGCACTTGCAAGTTATTGGAAAGACAAAGCAAAATTTGAAGGTGACTTAGGAAGAGTATACGGAGTACAATGGCGTCATTGGAGAACCGATGAAAAGACTTGGGAAAGAACAGAAACAGGCAAAGAACGAGTTGTCTCTAAAGAAATAGACCAATTAAAAAATTTAGTTGAAGGATTAGTCAATGATCCTAATGGTCGTAGACATATTCTTAGTGCTTGGAATGTGGGTGAAATGGATCAAATGGCATTGCCACCATGTCATGTAATGAGTCAATTCTATGTCAACAAAAATCGTGAACTCTCTTGTCATATGTACCAGCGTAGTGTGGATGTTTATTTGGGACTCCCCTTCAATATTGCTAGCTATGCATTGCTTACGCATTTAATTGCACATCATTGCAATTTAAAAGTAGGTGAATTGATTATCAGTACAGGTGATACTCATATATATAAAAATCACCTAATACAAGTTAATGAACAACTAAGCAGAGAACCTTATCCTTTGTCTACTCTGTGGTTAAATCCTGATATTAAAGACATTGATAAATTTACAATGGATGACATAAAGTTAGTTGATTATCAATCACATGGTCAGCTGAAAGCCCCTATGGCAGTATGATTCAGTATGATTGAAGAAAAACCAATAGAATGCATTGTACATTCTTTTCGTATGGGCGATGTTGAAGATCCTGACTTATACGCCGCACAACCATTATGGGAATGGCAAGAAACAAAACAAGGTAAATGGATAATGAAACATTCTAAGCCAACTCCAATGTGGGTACGAAAGATGGATGAAGCTAGTTTCGGATTTAAATATGAGATACATGCATATCTTTCTCCTAAGAATTACACATATTATGAATTGAGATTTAAATGAACATTTTAGTGACAGGTGGATTAGGACTGATTGGTCACAATGTAGTTACACGACTACAGGATCAAGAACATATTGTATCAATCATGGATACAAAAACAAACTATGGAATCATACCTCAAGAAGAAATTGACCATCTTATTGAAGAACGAAGTAAGAAGATTGACCTAAGTGGGTATTACGGAGCAACCATTTGTGATGAATATCAAGTTGATCGGGTGTTTGGTATAGAAGAACCTGAAATTGTAATTCACTTAGCAAGTTTTCCTAGACAGAAAGTTGTAAATGAAAATCCAGCGTTGGGTAGTCGTACTATGAGTGAGGGACTACTCAATTTACTGGAAGCCAGCGATAAATATGAAGTAAGGAAGTTTATATATATCAGCAGTTCAATGGTATATGGAGACTTCACTGACGATGTTACAGAAGATGCCATCTGTAAACCTCAAGGACAATATGGCATTATGAAATTAGCAGGAGAATGGCTTGTTAGAGATTATACTCGTAGAAATAATATTGTGCATACTATCATTCGGCCTAGTGCTGTATATGGACCTTTGGACGTAGAAGATAGAGTCATAAGTAAATTTTTACTTGCCGCAATGCGCGGAGACACTATCAAAGTAAACGGAGAAAAAGAAACACTAGACTTCACGTATGTAGATGATGCCGCTGATGGCATTGTTGCCGCCGCATTATCTGATAATACAGAAAACAAGACCTACAATATTACAAAAAGTCATAGTGTGACACTATTAGAAGCCGCACGTATGGCAGTAGAATTAGCTGGTGGCGGGAATATCATTGTAGGGGATAGAGACCTTGATTTTCCTAGTAGGGGAGCATTGAATATTGATGCGGCCAGACGTGATTTTCAATTTGATCCTAAAGTTGATGTAGCTGAGGGATTCAAAATATACTATGATTGGTTAAAGGGATCTTCATACTTTAATAAATAAGAGTATGTGGATAATATCATTTTTACCCGATTGGGTCTTTCATGCAATAACATTTGCGGGTGTACTTGGGACAGTCGCAGGCTTTGTCTTGGGCATGATTCCAGTAATCAAAACCTATATTATCCCTATTCGTGTTATTAGTATTCTATTATTGTCTATCGGATTATACTTAGAAGGCGGATTAGCAGATTATGCTGTTTGGGAAGCCAAAGTAAAAGAAGTTGAGGCTAAGTTAGCGGAAGCTGAACTTAAGAGTGCCAAAGAAAACACAAAAATTGTTACAAAAGTGATTACAAAAACTCAAATAGTAAGAACACGCGGAGAGACCATCACTAAGTATATTGACCGTGAAATAGTTAAGTACGATACAAAGTTTGCACCCGGCGGACAATGTGAAATTCCTAAAGATTTTATTAAAGCATTAAATGATGCCGCGGAGCAACCTAAATGAATTTGCTTAAATTATTTGTATTAACAATTTGTATTATACTTGCATTCTTGGCAACAGGATGCTCAACAGTAGTTCCAGTTACTGTAAAATTCCCCGAAGCACCGGAACAACTTTTAGTAAAATGTCCTCAATTAGACAAATTAGGAGACGATTCAAAGTTAAGCGATATAACTAAGACAATCACAAAAAATTATACCACTTACTATGAATGCGCTGTTAAAAACGATGGTTGGATAGAGTGGTATAAAATTCAAAAAGATATTTTTGATAAAGCTGGTAAGTAATTAATCAGCGTTATTTTTGCATTTAGCACGTTTGGCGTTGGTCAATGCACCGTAGTCAACTGGCCATTCTGCACCAGGTTGCAATTCATTTATATTTTTAGGGAAAGCATAAGTTACCCCTGCTTGTTTCATAATCTGTGTAATTGGTAAACGGAACTTAGTCAAATCATTCCCCAAGTTAACATAAGGTTTAGTGTGTGGGAATACCCATCCAGCAACTTGTCCTGTAGTTTGATTGATAACAATTTTATAGTAAGCACGGGGAACAATAATACCCTTACCAATAGTCAAATCACCAGCGCCATACATAGCTCCAACGTATACTGTAAGTGGCTGGTTCAATTGCACAGCCCATCCCCTGACACTTGTTTCTAGTAATTTCCAAATTCCACGGTTTAAACTGCCGTGCTGGGGATACATGTTTGTCATTAAAAAACTTTCGTATTCTACGATTTCACTCCAGCTTAAGTCACCATCAGGGACTGCATGACCTTTGTCATATCCTGTACCTGCATAGTCATCTGGTACAGCACCACCGACAATGCTTTTGTCAGCAACAAATGCGTTAGTGCGTGGCCAGCATCCTATTGCATTCTTTGGTAATAGTGTGTACGCAACATACGCAGGAATTTTAACTGGTGCATCATATGCTACCAAATATGCTTCTCTACAAATAGGTTGTACTGTGCGTTGTGTTTGTGCAAATCCATAAGGGCTATGAACTTGACATGCTTGAACGGGAAGGGGAGGACGCTGGTCCCAAGAAAAACTGCTTGCTGATGTTAGTGTTAACAGCAAGGCTAAAAATATACGCATACTTATCTCCTAAATATGCATATATTTATCAACGATGCTTCATTATCCTACGCATGGTAGCTAAGTCATCATCACCTTCTTGTACTGGTTCTTCCCCTGTTGCAGGTGCTGCTGTAGGTGCTGCTGTAGGTGCTGCCGCGGCTGCCGCCGGTGCTGCTGTAGGTGCTGCTGTAGGTGCTGTTGTAGGTGCTGCCGGTGGCTGAGATAACGTTCCAGTTGGCGCAGCCTGAGGTTTCATTGTAGCACTCACAGGTACT